ATCGGCCCCTCTCTCTCCGGCATATTTGGGTGGCCTTACTTCGATTTCAATTTGCTGTGGTACCATTGGGAGGGGGGTTTGGGGGGTGGGATGAGACCAAACTCCCTGGTCGCAGCGAATGAGTGCCCGAAAACAGCTGGTGGCACGTCGGTTGAGGGGTTTGCTGTATGCAAAAAACCCGCCCTCCCGACTGTGCGGAAAAGCGGGTTCTGAGCCCAGTTTTGGCTGGTTACTGGTGGTCGGCGCGGAGCGCGAGGTCGGTGGTCTTCAAGTATTTGGCGCTGGAGGGGATGGTCAGGTAGCCCTTGGCCCCCTGGCCCATGATCACGTCCATGTCGATGAGGCCCCCGCCTGGTGCGCAGCTCGTGTTCGAGCACAGCTCCCAGGAGCCTCCGCTGTTCATCACTGTGTAGACGTAGTCACCCGGCATGATGTCCGACCCGACGCGGAACATGGCGTCGTCGGCCTGCGCGACCGGCGCACAGATGAGTGCGGCGGCGGCAATCCCTACTGGCACAGCGATTTTGAATCTCATGAGCTTCCCCTCTGGTAATGGACGGCTCATCCTAGATGACGGAGCAGTCAATTGGCAGCACTTTGTAAGGAAGGTGACGGTCGGAAGGCGACCGGTCGCGGGTGGTGCTCGACTCACTACCGACGCTGGCGCAATGGTGAGCCCATGGAGAAGCCCATCCGCAAGTACTGCCGATACGAAGTAGGGCCGGATGGAAGCTGTATCCCAGCTAACACCCGGCCCACGCCCCCTCGCCCGCTCAAGCGAGAAGCTCTCTTCGCTAGTGAGTTTGCCCTGCTTCGGGATCTTGGTCTTCGATAACCCACTCAGAGCGAATCGCGTTCATGTTTTCGTAGAAGTTCACCATGGCATCGGAGATAGGGTCTGAGTCGCCTGCTTCGTCTGCGAGTCCAGTGACAATCACTGACCCATAGAGTGCGTCGACACCCTCCATCTCGGGCTGCAGCTTCCACCATAGGAAGCTGGCCATGGAGTTGAACGGAAGTCCGAGTTCCTTGTGATCCGCGTTGTACCAGAGTGTGCAGTGCTCGGTCTCGACCCGCTGGGTCGCGCCCCCGAGGAGCTGCCGGAATGACTGCGGTGCCTGGTCTACGTTACGAATCTCGTAAGCACCACCACTCTGGATGATGAGTGCTCGTATTGACGGTGCTGTCACAGTCGCACTGTAGCCTGTTCTGCTCATGTAGATCTCCTTCGCCGACGTGGTCTATGCCCCGACACTTCTATAAGCCGAAGCTCACTCCTCTCAGTCGGGGTTAAGGCCCCGCCACCTTTGAAAAGGTAGCCGTCAGCGTAACCGTATCTACTGCCCTTTGTCTCCCCTGTGCGAGCGTCAATTTTCATGAATCTCTCAGTGGAGCATCTAATACAGACAAGACCTTGGATGAAGTTGCCAGCATCCTTCTGAACAGTGGTGTAGTCCCATGCGTGGCCGAAGACGCGGCACATTCGATGCTTAGGTGAGACGAGTCTCTCATCTTCGTTCTCAGGCATTAGTGGCCTTCTCGTAGGCTTCTTCGATCTCAGCGGGAAGTACTCCTCGAGCGCTTACTTGATAGCCGTTATCTCGCGCCCACGCTCTAATCTGCCGCCCTCGTTCGCGCTTCTGCTTAGCGTCCGATGAAGGACTATTTGCGGCTGGACTAGGCACCGGGCCGGGGAGTAGGTCTTGCTTTCTTCGCGGTCTCTTCGGCTGCTTTAGCTTGCCGTGAGCGGCATCCACGTAGGGCTGGATCAATGCGCGGAATTCATCAGCATGTTCTGTGGTGAGATCGAGGATGTAGTCGAATCCCTCCCATCCGAATTCGATCACTTCATCGGCTGGTGTTTCGCGGTCGAAGTCGTCGGTCATCTTGACAATCATTTGGCGTGCCACTTAGGCCTCCCATCTTTCGTGCGTACGGCTCGTGACCTTACTCTTGCGTGACTCAACAAGACTGCAGCGCACAGAAGAAAGCCCCGACCTTTGAACCTTAGGTCGGGGCTTTCGTTGTTAGGGCTGGCCGATCACTCAGTCGAGGCGAAGAGGGCGAACATGACCGTCACTGCTGCGGCCACGATGCCGACACCGAGAGCCATGTTTATGGCCCCTGGTGCGACTCCTGTGGCCTCGAGGATGAATCCCGTGATGGAGACAACCCAGGAGACTGCGGCGGCGTACCCGAGGTACTGAATCATCGGGTCCACTTGGCGTTCTCCCAGTCGCAGGAGGTGCCGCCGCTGCGGTCGATGCAGTACAGGGTTCGGCCATCGGGGAGATTGATCCACGACTCGGAGTAGTTGGCGTGCATCTTGCTGGTCGTGTCGTCACACCCAACGAGGGCGGTCGCTCCGACCATCAGGCCGACGATTGCCAGGCTGATCTTCTGCCGCCGCCTCACTTAGCGTGCTCCCAGTCGCACGACGGGCCACCGTTCTTGATGTAGGTGCTCTCGTAGACGCACAGCACCTTGCGGCCATCGGGGAGGTCGACATAGTGGGGCTGCGACGATCCGTCGAACCCGGTCCCGGCCACGGTGTCTCCCGGCTGCGGATCCGCAGGGGGCTGCACATCGCACGCGACGACCATGGCTCCGACGGGGATCAGGAAGATGCTGGCGAGCAGCGCCTTGAACTTGCGGGTCATGTTTCTCCTCAGGTTTTCATGGTGGTGCGGATGGTGATCTCACGGTCTGCGGCCCAGTTCTGGATGAGCTGGATGGCGTCGTCCAGGGCCTCGACGGCGTGCTCCAGCTCCTCTTCCGGCCCCATCTCGATGAACCGCTTGAGGTAGTCCTGGGAGTTGTGGATGTGCCCGATGGACATCCGCAGGAAGACTTCTCGGGCTTGTGGTGCGACGGGCATGTCAGCCCTCCTGGATGTTGACGATCAGCCCGCCGTCGGGCTTCCTGACGACGCCGTACTCCGTGCCGGGGGGGCACTGGATCTGCAGCGTCTTGGCCTTCTTGTCCCAATTGACGGTCGTCTGACCGCCGTCGATGTTGTAGAACGTCACTGTTGTTCGGCCACCTTGTCCCATTCGTCTACGAACTCTTTTGCTTCGGCGAAGCTGTCGGCCACGAAGATCGTGGACAGTGCGACCCCCTGCTGCGGTCGCACGAACACTCGCCATCCGATGGGGTCGAAGCCCTCGGTCTTGCGCTTGTACCGGATGACGTACAGGACGTTGGAGTCCCGCGTGGGGGAGGCGTGGTAGACGCTGTAGCCGGGGTTGTCCTTGGAGACGTTGGTCCACTTCAGTCCAGCCACGGCTTCTCCTCCAGCCAGTCGCTGATATTCCGGCGCTGGTTCCACTCGTGCCAGATACCCCAGGCTTCCTCCCGAACGATCTTGCCCAGGTGGGCAGCGGAGGTGGGGATGGTGTCGAGGAACTTGCGGGAGAGCAGGGCGTCGGCGTCGGCATCCACTCTCAGCTCGATCACGATGTGCCTGCCGACGCGGGGATTCCAGCCATTCTCCCGCCTCACCTCCCAGTACAGGCCGTCGGGCAGTGTCGGTAGTGGGTTCATGACCACTCCACCGCGACCTCGGGGACCAGCTCGGGCCAGATCCCGTCACCTACCGGCCCCTCGTCGGGAATGGTGAGGGTGAGGATGCGGATGTCCGGCTCGGGCTCCACCAGCGAGTGGTAGCCGCGCCCAATGTTCCAGGCGTTGCGGCGCTTGACGCTCTGCTCGATGTCACTGGCGTAGTTCACCGCCGATCCCTTGCGGGTGTACGACCGGCTGACGCCGTTGATGGCGAGAGACGGCTTACCGTCCTTGAACTCGACCAGGACGCTGACTTGTGCGCTCACAGATACTCCAGGAGGGACTTGAGGTCGTAGATGGCTGAGTCGTAGTAGGCCAGGCGATCTCGACGCTTGGCCGAGATCTCGTTGGGGTTTTCGTCTGCGATGTCCACGACGCGGCTGATCTTCCGCGAGGCCTCCTTGAGGTCGACGACAGCCTGCTCGAGGAGGTACTTGATCTCCTTCTTGGCGCTCATTCGACCCAGCTCGTCTCGACAGTGCCGTCGGCGTCGATGGTGGTGCGCAGGATGCGGACATCATGCGGACGGTTGTGGCGCTTCAGCTCGTTGGCGAACCGGGTGCGCAGGCTGCGGGCCATTCCCAGAATGCTGTACGACCGGGTGTCGCGCTGCCGGTAGCTGCTACCCATTTGGGTGGATGGCTCGGGCGTGAAGTTCACGAGCGTGTGGAAGGTGATCATTTGATCCTGTCCATGAGTGGGTCGGGCTGGTAGGCAAGGGGATTCAGGATCAGATCCTGGAAATCCTTCTTACCCATGAGGTACTTGATCGCCTTCCTCCCAGTGGGGAACCACTGGATCTCGGGCGACTTGATGGTTTCGTTCGGCGGCAGGACGAACCAGGACATGCCATCGGGTGGCGTGACATCCTCGTGCTGCTTCCCCGGCTGCCACTTCGCGCACATCCAGTGGCCCATCTCAGCCCCAAATCGCCCTGGGGCGAAGGGATCTACGTACGCGGTCATGTCAATAGCGTAAATGCGCTATCAGAGTGATTGCAGGAGCTTGAAAAGTAGATCTAAGTAGTTTGCTGGTAAAATGGATGCAGGAGGTACTGCTCTTGCCCGCTCCCACGATCAACTATGAGCGCCTGGCGAATTGCCCAGCCATCTGGACTGGGCTCTCCCTCGAAGAGGTCCAGGCGATGTTGCGCGAGGACATCGAGGAGCTGTCCTACCTCTACTCACAACAGGCCGACGACGCGGTGGAAGCTGCGGCTACCGGAAGGCAGCCGAACTACCGTCTCCGCTCTCTGATTAAGGCCTGGGAGCGCACACAGGACGCGCACTGGTCCTGGTTCAAGGAGATCAGCAATGCCCACAATCGAGCCGCCGAAGGGACTCCGGTCCTGGGGGAAGCAGTTGTGGGAGAAGGTAACTGAACTCGACTCGTTTGACCCGGCTGGGTATTACATCCTGGCCGAAGCCTGCCGCACGGCAGACATCATTGAACGCCTGAGTGGCGCGCTGTCTTCGAACAACACCGAATGGGTGAAGTTGTCGGACGACATCGTCACGGCTGTTCAGATCGCAGGGGTGGCCGTCGCCGAGATCAATCTCGTGGTCAACCCGATTCTGGGTGAGATCCGCCAGCAGCGGCTCACCCTTCGCCAACTTCTGGCACAACTCAAACTCGGTAAGACCGAGGCAGGTACGGCTGAGGACGACCCCATCGCTCGAATGATGGCTGAGTTCGCAACGCCGGATTAGCAATTCAAGATAGGACGGTTGGGCCATTGTTGGTCGCAACTGGTGATTCGTGTACCGCCACCGATGACGGTGTCTGGTACGACGCCTCTGGCGTTCGCATTGGAAGTCAGGTTCCACCGAACTACTGGTGCCCTGAGTATGTCCTCACACGCGGCGATAAGGCCATCGCATTCCTAAATGCCATCGGATACCACCTGGATCCATGGCAGCAGTTGATTCTACGAGACCTGGTGGGCGAGAACGAATCTCGCAAATGGGCCGCGTTGGAAGCTGTGCTGCTCATCCCCAGGCAGAATGGCAAGACGGCGATCACCGAAGCACTGGAGATCGTCCACTTGTTCCTGTTCGGAACACGACTGATCATCCACACTGCGCACCTCTTCGACACCGCGTACGAGTCGTACCTGCGCATGTGCCAGATCATCGAGGACTGCCCAGCCCTCGACAAGTACGTCAAGCAGAAGCTCTCCGGTAACGGCAAGGTCGGCATCGTCCTCAAGAACGGTGCGCGTCTGCTGTACAAGGCCCGTGGTAAGGGCCAGATCCGTGGATTCTCCGGCGATTTGGTCATCCTGGATGAGGCGTACGACCTCGATCCCGAGATGATCGCAGCCCTCATCCCTGCCCTGTCGGCTCGTAAGAACCCTCAGGTTGTCTACACCTCCTCGACGGGTAACGAGGACTCGGCGGTTCTGATGAACGCCCGCGACCGTGGAATGAACCACGAGGCGCGAATCGCCCTGTTCGAGTGGTGTGCCGAAAAGGGTTGCAGCCTAGACGATGTCGATCAGTGGTACCTGGCCAACCCGGCTCTCGGTATCCGTCTGGACATCGAGTTCATCGCCAATGTTGAGCGTGGCTCCATGGGCGAGAAGGAATTCGCACGTGAGCGTCTCGGACTGTGGCATGACAGCTCCGTCAAGATGCCGATCGATCTCGCGAAGTGGCGTGATCTCGTCGTTGACGGTTCGCAGATCACCAGCCGCATCGTCCTGGCCGTCGACTCCGCTCCCGACCGATCCAAGTCTTCCATCGCGCTGGCTGGCTACACCGCCGACGGCAAGAAGCAGGTAGAGGTCGAGTCGTCCGGTGCTGGCGTGTCCTGGTGTGTCGACGCAATCGACGCAATCTACAAGGGACTGGCCAAGACTGGGCAGGAACCGCTGGCTGTCTGTGTGCAGTCCGGTGCCCGTGCTGGTGCGCTGATCCCTGAGCTGGAGGCCCTCGACATCGAGGTGATCCCGTTCGGGTCGAAGGAAATCATGGCGTCCACCGGATTCCTCTACGACTCCGTTGAAGACGGAACGATTGTCCACCTTGGTGATTCGACTGTCGAGGACGGCCTGCAGGGCGGTCGCAAGTACAACATCGGCGGCAAGGTCTCGAACAACAAGGACGGCGAGGACGAATACAACGGCTGGGGCTGGACCCGCATTGACACGACCGTCGACATCACTGGCGTCTGCGCCATCACCTACGCCCTCTGGGGCCTGAACATCAAGCGAGCTGAGGCCTTCGTGGAGAAGAAGCACTACGAGGGTAAGCCTCGCGGAGGACGTGTCTGGTGACGATCTACTTCCAGTCCGACATCTACTGCCCTGATGACCCGCAGACCACCGTTGAGTTCCCCGCTGAGAACCTCTCGGGCAAGCTGCTCGAGGACTACCTGACCAAGAAGCTGTACCCGGCCTTCACTCAGGAGCGCACCCGTCTGGAGCGCCTGGAGCTGTGGGGTACCGGCAAGCAGCCTGAGGTGCGTCCACTCAAGCGCAACACTGAGCGTGCAGTGCTGCAGCGCATGGCCCGCACTGCGTGGCTTCCGTTGGCCATTAGCACCTTCGCCCAGCAGATGATCGTGGACGGCTACCGCAAGGAAGGCGATCCCGAGAACTACGGCGCGGCGTGGGAGTCGTGGATCCGCAACAAGATGGGCATGCAGCAGCTGGCCATCAACCGTGCGGTGATGATCTACGGCTACGCGTTCGTCCGCGTCACCGAGTCGGTCAGCACCGACGAGACGCTGGCCGTGATGCGGGCTGTCTCCCCAATGGACTTCTTCGCCCTCTATGAGGACGCCTACCTGGACGAGTACCCGAAGTACGGGTTCGAGCGCCTACCGAATGGCAACTACCGCTGGTGGCTGCCGAATGGTGACTACTTCCCGGTGGAGTTCAAGAAGGGCAAGTTCACCGTCGGTGAGCTGGAGACCACCGAGTACGGTGTGCCGCCATTCGTCCGCTACATCAACCAAATCGACCTCCGTGGCCGCTGCTGGAGCGATGTGGAGCCGGTGATCGACCTCGCGGCGCGTATCGACAAGACCGCGTTCGACCGCCTGATGGTGCAGCACTTCAACAGCTTCAAGGTCCGCTGGGCCACTGGTCTCGAGCAGGCCGACACCCCTGAGGGTGTTGAGCAGGACAAGATCCGAATTGGCAACGAGGACATCCTCATTGCCTCGGATGTGCAGGCTCGCTTCGGAACGCTCGATGAGACCCAGATGGGTGGCTTCATCGAGGCCTACAAGGCTGATCTGGAGACGTTCGCCGCTGTGATGCAGCTGCCTCCGAACCTGTTCGGCCAGGTGGTCAACGTGACCGGCGATGCCCTGGATGGCGCTCGTCGTCAGACCTACCAGCGCCTGTTCGAAAAGCAGACCATGATGGCCGAGTCCCATGGCCAGACCATGCGTCTCGCTGCCCTGATCGAGGGCCGTGAGGACGACGCAGAGGACTTCCTGGCCCGCGTTACTTGGCAGGACGTTGAGGTTCGCTCGTTGGCTCAGTTCGCCGACGCGTGGGGCAAGATCGTCACCCAGCTCGGTGTGCCGAAGTGGGCTGCTTGGAACAAGATTCCTGGCATTGAGCAGTCCGAGGTTACCTCGTGGCGTGAGCACGCTCTGGACGACGACGATCTGTCGACTTGGCTGCGTGATGTGGTCGGCAAGACCACCACTGACATCGCGTGGGACAGCAAGAAGAAGGAAGCTGCCGCACCTCCGGTCAACATGGAGGCCATTGAGGCTCAGGCCAAGGCGAAGGCTGCGGCGGCACCTCCTGGCGGGTCTACCGGCAATTCCAAGGGTAAGGGCGGCTCGACTCGCACCACTAACCAGCGCCCGGTCAACAACAAGACCGGAGCTGATCGCGGTACGGCGGTCAAGTAATGACCCAGCCCCAGGAGCAGAAGGGGCTGCGGGCACTTGAGGCGTACATCGCGTACCGCACCATGCAGCATCGCGATGACCAGGAGTCCATCGCAGCCTGGATGACGAAGAAGATTCAGCCGCTGTGGACCCTCGTGGACTTCAATGAGCTGGATGATTCGACCAAGGTGTGGGCGGAAGCTGTTCTGCCCCACATCAAGACGGCCTACCTGCAGTCGCAGCGTGTTGCTGCGGTGTGGGCCGAGGATGTCCGCTACGCATCGCAGGCCATGGAGCCACCGATGCCGATGGAGATTCCCGATGTGGAGCGCCCCGAGGGTGTTCCAGAGGTCCGCTTCAGTAAGCAGTTCATTCCATCCGCGTCGACCGATCAGCTGTTCCAGCAGGCCATTGAGGATCTGCCCGACAACGTGATCGATATGCAGGACTGGAACGAGCCGGTCACCTTCGATCCGTTCCCGCAGTCGGATGTAGCCAAGTCGCTGTACATCACGGGCAACTACGAGATCAAGAAGCAGATGCCCGGTCCTGAGGAAGACCTGATGCGCAGCGGGCTGTCGGCCAGTACTGGCGCTTCAGTTCGGCAGACGATGAACGGTGGCCGCAACGCCACCGGGAATGTCGTGAAGTTCGACCGAAAGGTGGTCGGGTACGCCCGAGTCACTGACGGGAACCCATGCTTCTACTGCGCCCTATTGGCAAGCCGTGGAGCGGTTTTCGCGAAGTCGTCCTTCAACACTGGCGGTCGGAGGCGATTCGACGGCGTTCTTACGAAGTCCGACAAGGACTTCCTGCCGCCGAAGGATGGCCCTGAACTTCCTGCGGGCTACTCGAATGTGGCGAAGGTTCACAACTACTGCCGCTGCCAGCTGCGCCCCGTGTACGCGAACGAGGTCTCCTATGCCCGTCGACAGGGTGAGGCTCACCGCGACGAAGAGGCCCAGTTCTACTTCGACCAGTGGGAGCAGGTAACCCGCGACTACTACTGGCTGTCCAACAAGGACCAGATCCAGAAGTTCAAGGATCAGTACCAGCCATACAAGCGAAAGTCCGCTGATGTCACTGACATCCGGCGCGAACTGCAGGACCGGGATGAAGCCCTGTCCGCATCCGGTCTCGCCCCATTCTCACCTCAGCGTGAGTGGGCGAAGGCCCAGCTATCACAACTGGCTTGAGGCCAGGCGGCGTAACGAACAGCCGAGAATCGTTCGGAGAGAAGAGAAATCATGTCCGGCACGGAAGCAGCTCCAGGCACCACCACCGAGGACGGCATCGAGACCGCCGAGGAGACCCTGGAGGCCGGTGACCTCACCCCACCCGCAGCAAATACTTGGTGGCAGTTCGCCGACCAGGCAGCAGCTGAGGAGTGGGCGAATAACCTGGTAACCAAGCGCCTTTCGCGGGTGCAGAAGACCAAGATCGACCCGCTCCAGCAAAGTCATGCTACACTTGAGGCAGAAGTTGCTCGCCTCAAGCCTTTTGAGGACGCCGCGATGACGGACGCTGAGAAGCGAGACGCACGCGATGCGCAGAAGGACCAGCAGATCCAGGAACTCCTGGATTGGAAGACTGGTCGTGAGCACACCGATCTGATTGCCGGAATGGCCGACGAGGCTGGACTGGACAAGAAGTTCCTGAAGTACCTGACCGCCAAGGACGCGGAGGGTCTCCAGGCCCAGATCGAGGATCTACTCAACGACCTGAGTGAGGTCGGTCAGAACGCCGGGAAGCGTACTCCAAAGGCCAAGGCACCCAAGGCAGATGATGCCGATGCGGGCGCGGGCAAGGGACGTGGCAATGGTGGTGGCGGTAACGGGGACGAGTCCGATGAGGCCCTCATCGCTTCGATTCTCGAGGCTACCGCGAAGACCCGAAGCAACGGCGGAATCCGCTTCAGCTGAACGGGTCTCGACCCTCTCACATTCTATCGATTAAGGATTAACTGACGATGGCAAATGCCTTCATCAAGCCTCCGGTAATCATCGCGAGCATCCTTGGACAGCTGCAGCACGAGCTGGTTCTACCGAACTACGTGTTCAAGAACGGCTACGGCGATGTGGCGCACAAGTTCAACGACACCATCACCATTCGCATTCCGGTGCCGACCATCGCTCACACTCGTGGTCTTCGCGCCACTGGTGCTGCGCGAAACATGATCGCGAGTGACCTGACTGAGGTCACTGTCGACATCAAGCTCACCGATGTGATCTACAACCGCATCGACCTGACCGACGAAGAGCGTGAGCTGGACGTGCGTTCGTTCGCCGTCGACGTTCTACCTCGCCAGGTGCGTGCAGTGGCAGAGCAGATCGAGGACGCGGTGTCGTACCTGATCACCAAGGCTCCGTACGAGAAGGTGTCGCAGGTTGCCGAGGATGGCATCTGGAACGGCGTGATCTCGAACCGCCGCTTCCTGAACGAGCAGAAGGTTCCGAAGGACGGACGCGTGCTGCTGGTCGGCTCCGCTGTCGAGGAGGCCCTGCTGCTGGATGACCGCTTCGTGCGTTACGACTCGGCTGGCGAGGCCGGTGCAAGCCGCCTGCAGACTGCCCGTATTGGCCGTCTGGCCCAGTACGACGTGGTGACCATCGACACGCTGCCTCACGGCGATGCGTACCTGTCGCACCCCACTGCCTACGCGATGCTGACCCGCTCGCCTGGCCGTCCGATGACCAACACTGTCGCAACGTCGACTGTGGCCACCGAGAACGGCGTGCAGCTGCGCTGGCTGGGCGACTACGACGCCACCGCCACCACTGAGCGTTCCATCGTGGACACCTGGATCGGCGTGAAGGCCGTTCTGGATCCCGTGACCGCCAACCTGGATGACGACCCTCGCTTCGTGCGTGGAACGCGTCTGCACCTGAAGGCGACCAGCGCTGAGCTGACCGGACCTGCCACCATCGCCGGTGCCGGTGCGACTGCCCAGCTGGAGCTGGAGGACAACAACGGCGACAACCGCGCCGGGGATCCTCTGGTGACTTGGTCCAGCTCGGACGCCACCAAGGTGTCGGTCGACGCCAACGGTGTGATCAAGCGTGTGGCTGCGGGATCCGCAACCATCACCGCTCTGGTCGACGGACTGACCAAGACCCTCGCTGTTACCGCTTCCTGATCGGAGACCTCAGTGGCAGATAGTGCCGACCAGCTCGGAACTGTCGCTGAGCTAGAAATCTGGATGGGCACGTCCTTCGAACCGGAGGACGTTGCCCGTGCAGAGTTCATTCTCCGTGTGGGCAGTGGCTGGGCTCGTCAGATCTCGGGAAAGCTATGGCCGAACCGTGATGCTGCTGACTTCCCAGTCACTGTGCGGGGCATCATCCTTGGTGCTTCTCGACGCGAGTTTGAGAACCCTCGACGCGTTGTCTACGAGGTCAAGGGTCCAGAGTCCGCGACCTACCACAACCAGCAGTACGCTCCCGGCTTCTTCACTGAGGCCGAGGAGAAGCTCCTCAAGCGGTTCCGCCCAGGCGGGGGACTGTTCTCAGTCGCCACCTACCGCGATGATCCGGTGTTCGCTCTCGGATACATCGGCATGGGCAATGGTTGCAAGCCGCTTCCATATCTGAATCCCGGCGATCCTGGCTGGGAGGAAGCAGATCACCTGTGATGCCGCGTGGACGCCCTGGTCGTGTTTACCGGGTGCCGCAGCGCAATGAGCATGGTGACCCGATTGATTCCGACGGCAACGTAATTCGCGTCGGCAAGCTCGGAACTGAACTCGGTGAGATCAAGGGAATCATCATGGGTGGCCTCAGCGCCAGCCCAGCCCTAGCTCGCCAGGAATCCTCGAACACCTCAGGGCAGATCGGGATTTCGAACAAGAACTCAATCAAGGTGCAGTTCGGTGATCGCATTGTCATCGACGGCGTGGTGTACAAGGTGACTTCACCGCCGCGTTGGGACTACGAGCAGTCGCTGTCAGGCACCAAGCCTCAGTACCACTGGGTACAGGTGGACGGCACCGTTGACTGACATCGCACGGGTTCCCCTCGAGCCCCATCTGTACGGACCACCTGATGGTCCTGGGATCGCGTACTTCTACAAGGAGTCGAACCCGGCGTTCGCCGAGATCCTGATGAGTACCAGGGTCCAGACGATCACCGCTGAGTGGACCGCCCTGGTGATGTCGACCTACATCGGTCGCATCGCACCGCGAAGTGATCCAGGTTCGCCTGAGTCGCTGGCCGGATCTGTTCGAGCCGAGGTGTATGTCGGCGGATTCAAGAGTGATCGCTGGGTTGGCGAGATCTCGGTGGAGTCCCCGTACGCCGCAGCCGACGAGTTCGGACGCCACAGTCCTGCTGAGGGACAGAACAACTCGACTTACGAGGGATCGCATGACCTACGCGAGTCCCTGTATCAGCACCTTCGACCCATCTAGGAATTCCCTTGTCCGACATGCTGGAGCTTCCTGAGTGGTACGAGGAAGGCTTCACGGACGCGGAGCAGCTCGTAATGAGCTATTTCAAGCGTCTTCTCGGCAACCGGGTCTATCTGTGTACGTGGCTCCCCAAGGGGCACTACACATTGTCTCCCGGCGAGGAAGTTGGAGGCACGCAGCCTACTCTGCGGATTTGGCGGCAGCCAGGCAAGTTCGATCCCGATCTACGTCGGGACCAGGCCCTGGTACAGCTGGCCGCGATCACACCGACTCGTGCTGAGTCTTGGAAGTTGGTCACCTTCGTGCGCCGCATGTTGGAACACGATGTGTGCGTTGGCTTTCCGGTCGAGTTGCCGGACGGCGAGACGACTTCCATGCACAGCTCGGAGGAGTGGCTAGGTCCGCAGCTCATCCCAGAGCAAATGGTTGACGAGAAGTTCATTCCCGTCACCTTCAAGATCGGCGTTCGCGAACCGTTCGACCTTCCGAACTTCCGCAAGATCTTGAATTCCCTTCCGTAACAAGGCAAAAGGCTTTCATCACATGGCTGATTTTGAGACCATTCGCGATGCCCACAACGACCTGGTTCTCGCTCACCTGCACTTCGCCATCCTGTTCGACTCGATGGACAGCGCTGCAGTAGAGACCCTTGAGGACACCGTAACTGGCGACCTGGTGGTACCGGTTACCGCCGAGTCGGCTGGTGTCATCGAGAAGCAGGCTGGCGTATCGCTGACCCACGACATCGACTCGAAGGACATCGACGGCTACGGTGACGCTGAGCCCGTCCGTACGATCATCTCGAAGCGCGTCGTTCAGTTCCAGGCGAACTTCCTGGAGACCAACAAGGTTGTCCTGGAGAAGTTCTGGGGAACTGTCTTCGATGACACCAACCTCGAGGTGTCCGCTCACGGTGGCGTGACCTTCAAGGCTCCGACCCTGCCGAAGAACATCTTCTACCGCGCCTACCTGGTGGCGACCGACGATGTGAACGGCGAGGATCTGTTCGCCTACTACATCATGCCTCGCGTCAAGCTGGTCAAGGTTGACTCGCAGACTTCGCAGGACGACGGCGCTGTCGCCTACAACATGACCTTCCAGGCCTTCAAGGACTCGGACCTCGGGTTCGCGGTGCTGCAGGGTTGGTGTGGCCCAGGCTGGCTGCGTCTGGTCGACAAGACCGGATTCGTTCAGCCGATCACCTCGCTGGAGGCCACTTCGGTTGACACCGCGCTGCAGGTTGGTGACGACGCACAGATCGTTGTGACTGGCAGCAACGGGATCAACTACACGCCAATCGTGAAGTACGCGGTGACCACTGGTCCGACGTTCGCGTCGGTGGCCAAGGACGGCACCGTGACCGCGCTGGGCGCTGGTACCGCGACTGTGACCGCGACTTACCAGGGCAAGACCGCGACGGTGACCTTCACCATCACCGTCTGATCCATCTCGTGATAGCCCCGGCCCCCTGACATCTGTTGGGGGGCTGGGGTTTCCAACTGTAGCCATCGATTAAGGAGCAGATCAATATGGCGACTACCCGCACCACCAAGGCCGTGAAGGATGACGCAGCAGAGGACGCTGTGGACGAAGTCTGGATGAAGCTCCAGACCGAGAACCACATTCCGCCGCTGGTGATCAAGGTTCCCGGCCACGAGACGCTGACGCTGCCTGAGCCAACCAAGACTCAGATCGACGCCTGGCGCACCGCCAAGGATGTCGCGGAGGGCGAGCGTGCCCTGTTCGGCGACCAGGTCGAGTTGGTCCACGAGATCTTCGACAACCAGCCGGTCCACATCTGGGAGAACTTCAACGTGATGTACCTGAAGCACATGTTCGGTACCACGGGGGATGACGACCTAAAAGGCTGAGGGAGATCGTTGATCGCTACTGGGCGGCGATCTGCTGGGACTGCCAGCATCTCCTGAACTTCTCTGCGTACGAGTACTTCCAGTGGGAGCACGTCGGTCCTAAGGCCGACGGCTCACCCTGGTGGCAGCGCAAGCGCCCAATGGAAGAGCTGATGCAGTTCTTCGACACCCTGATGAACATCTCAGGGACCATGACCAATGAGGCTGTCCTCCTCGACCCACAAACTATTGAATGGATGGGGTCTCGTAAGGACACTGACGATGGTCCGCACAAGGTCCGAATCTTCGGACACACCGAATTGGTCTCTCTCGTAAAGAATCTCATCGAGTTGCAGACCGGCAAGCAGATGCCGCGCCCCGTCATCCCTGGGCTCGCTCTTCGCTTGCAGCGGAAGATCATCAAGACCCACAACGCTGTTGCGGATGCCCAGGAGCGGGCTCGCAAGAACGCGGAGCGTATCCAGCGTCGTCGGGAAAAGTCAGCTAAGAAGGACTAATTCATGGCCAAGGCCCTTGCGGGCGAGGCCGCGATCCGCATTGTTCCCACTCTCCGTGGGTTCAAGCCAGAGGCGGATCGCCGTCTCCGTGAGATGACATTCAGCCCGGTCGAGGTTCGGATCGATCCCGACCTCAAGCGGGCTACCGCTGAGATGATTGCATGGCGTGAACGCCAGCGTCTCAACGCTATTAACGTGCCGGTCAAGGCCGACTTCAAGGACGCTCAGAAGAGCCTCTCGCTGTTCGCACGCGAGATCACGACCGTCGAGCACGTCTTCAAGCGCTCGTCGCTTTCTAAGGCTATTCGCCTCAACGTCAAGGTATTTGGGCTAGATGCCCTGCCCGCACTGGCCTACGCTGCCGGTAGCGCGACCACCGCCATTGACGCTCTGGGCAAGTCTCTCTTCCTCCTTCCTGGTCTAGTCGGCGGTGCCATGGCATCGGTCGGCGCATTCGCCATTGGCATGCGCGGAATCTCGGAGGCCTTCAAGGCGTACGGCGAGGAGACTAAGAACTCCGCGCAGCATGCCCGCGATGTGGCTAACGCGAACCGTGACATTCAGCGTTCGTACCGTGACTACCGTTCGGCTGTCCGCGACACTGTGCGCGAGATCCAGGATCTGAACGCGGAGAACCGTCGCTCGAGCCTGAATGTGGCCGACGCCGTGCTGTCGGTGCAGGAGGCTGCTGACAAGCTCCGCAAGGGTGGCCAGGGCACGCTTCTGGAGTACCGCCGCGACCAGCTGTCGTACGCCCAGGCTGTGGAGCGTCTCCAGGATGTCCGCACCAAGGCGATGCGTACCTCGGAGGATGTCAACGAGGCCAACGCCAGGGGTGTGGATGGCGCTGACCGTGTGGTCGACGCCCTAGATGCCATCCGTGAGGCCACTGAGCGTCTCGACAAGTCGAACACGTCGAAGGCTGCCGACGCACTGGCGAAGCTGGCTCCGAACGCTGCCAAGGCAGTTGAGGCTGCCCACAGCCTGTCGGGCGCGTGGACGCAGCTGCAGCAGAGTGTCCAGAACAACCTGTGGGATGGCATCGACAAGACCATCCTGGATCTCGGCCAGAAGACTCTGCCTGGCTTGGAGATTGGACTTTCCCGTGTCGCGTCGGGTCTGAACGCGAACTTCCGCTCCATCGGTGAGTCGTTGGGCAAGAAGGAGAATGGCGACTTCCTGAGTCGCATCTTCGGCAACACTGGCGATTCGCTGAAGCGTCTGTCGGCTGGTGTTGATCCGCTGATCAATGGTCTTCTTCGTTTGACGAAGGAGGGCTCGGACTTCCTGCCGCGTCTCGGTGACGCCGCCACCAAGGTGTTCGAGCGCTTCGATGCCTTCACTGACCGTATCTCCAAGGACGGATCCCTCGACAAGTGGATCGATGAGGGCCTCACTGCCCTAACTGATCTCGGCAATGCTGCCGTGAACATCGGCTCGATCATCTCGTCGGTGTCGGATGCGTTCACTAGGTCGGGTGGACCGAACGGCGGTCTGATCTCGACGCTGCGCACCTCGACCGAGGAGCTGGCCAACTTCCTGAAGTCGGCTGACGGCAAGCAGAAGCTGATCGACTACTTCGACCGTGCCCGTGAGCTGATCAACAAGGTCAAGGACGCCATCAAGGAGATGCGTCCGTTCATCAGTGACGCCATCGACGTGGCCCGTGACTGGTCTGTCGTGCTGCTCGGTGCAGCTGGCGCGCTGCTGAAGATCGGCAAGGTCATTGAGGACCACACCGGTCTGATGAAGGTGCTGCTGGGCAGCTACCTGCTGATGCGTACCACCAAGCCGATCTTCGAGATGTTGACCGGTGGTTGGAAGCTGTACACCAAGGCCGTTCTCATGGCCTCGCAGACCACCATGCTGTCGGCCATCCCTGGCATCAGGGGTGCAGCGGACGGCATTCGCCGGTTCCGTGGTGAGGTCGATGACGCGGCCAATGCTCAGGCCGGTGCTGCCGACAAGGCACGTAAGGCTGTCGCCACTCAGGCGTCGGCTGCCGTCTCCTCGAATGCCACTGTGGCCTCCGCTGTCCAGCGTCAGGTCGCCGCGTACGACAACCTAGGTAACCGCATTCAGGCTGCCACCACCAAGGTGGGCAACCTTCAGCGTGCGACGAGCCAGCTGTCGGCTGCGCCTATCGGCACCATGGCATCGACTGTCACTTCCCGTGGGGATGAGGCTGCCCGCCGTCAGGCTGCCGGATTCGGACTAGGCCCTGGAACTCTCCGTGAGCGCCTGGACCGTGCGAACTCGGTGTACGCGTCCCGTCAGGCTGCCAACGCTGTCTCGAACTCGACTCTGGGCGTTGACCGTAACGGTCAGGCGATCCAGTCCGCACTGCTGGCCCAGGCCGGTGCGCGGGACGCACGCGACCGCCTGACTAGTGGTGGCGCTGTCGGCGGCGATGCCCGTGCTGCTCGCCAGCTCGAGCGTGACATCCGAAAGGCCCGTGTCGCTGGCGGTGCTGACGCACTCCTAGCTAAGTGGCAGGCCGACCGCGACCGTGCGGGCGTTGGCCTACGCCGGGGCGCTACTCCATACGTGGGATCGGCTGGACCGCTCGTTGGTCCAATGCCATACCCACCGATGAGTGCGCGTGAGGCACAGGCACTAGGTCTGCCGTCCTCGAAGGCTGATCGACGCGACATGCGTGATCAGTGGCGTCGTGATTCGCGTCTGTTCTACAACCGTGGTGACGCGGAGAGCCGTCTCAGCGACCGTCGGAATCGACCATGGGCGTCGGTGGTTCCTGACCGCGATCTGCGGAACCAGTCGAGCCGTCTTGGCCCGATGCACGGTCCTGCACTTCCTCCTGGCTTCGCTGGGGTTGGTCCGACCGATCTGAAGTCGCGTCCTGGCCTTGGTCCTATGCAGGGGCCTCAGCTGTCTGCGGGCATGCTCCAGGCGTTGGGCCGTGAGGCTCGCCAGGCTGGACCGCCTATCGCCACTCTCGGGCAGAACGCGATCAAGTCGGGCGCTGGCATCAAGGATGTTGGCACTCAGGCGAGGTTCTCCACATTCAGCACTGCGGACCTGAACCGTCAGCTCTCCACTGCCAACCAGCGATTCCCTGTGCTCGCTCAGGTGGCCTCGGGTGTTCCGCCTGCCCTGAACAATGCCTCGTTGGCGGCGGGCACTGCGTCGTCCAAGTTGGCTGTCGTCAGCGATGAGACTCGCAAGCTGTCGAACGTCCGCTTCCCATCGCTGCTGCAGGTCACTAGCAACATTCCACCTGCGCTGAATGGCGTTGTGTCGTCGGTTGGTACTGCGTCGTCGCAGATGAAGCTGATGGGCAACGAGGCTGCCACTGCCGCATCGAAGGTCGGTGGCACGAGTGCCGTCGGCTCGATTGGTGCCAGCCTGTGGGGCAGCTTCAAGTCTCTGGGTAGCGCGATGCTGCCTGGTGCTGCGCTCATGGCCGGATTCGTTCTGGTCAGCGCGGCGGTCAGCAAGCTCGGTGAGGCTCACCGCAACGCGGCGCGTGACGCCAAGGCGCAGGACGATGCGCTGAAGAATCTTGCGACCACGCTGGATTCGGTCACTGGTGCGTTCACTGCCCAGACTCTTGACGAGTCGCTGCGTACGTTCAAGAAGCCGGTGCCGATCCCTGGTGTCGACCAGAACTTCGTTCCATTCGATGCGTTCAACCGCCTCGGTTGGGATCCTCGCCAGACTGCGATCACCGCTGGTGCGCCGAACCAGTCGGACAAGTTCAACGAGCAGCAGCGCGGCTGGGTCGACCAGCTCACCAAGGATCTTGAGGGCACTGACCTCTGGAAGAACAACGCGTCGAACTTCTCGACGTACGGGCTGACTTCCCGCGATGTCGTGATGGCGGGAATCGGTGATCCTGGTGCTCAGAAGAAGCTGCAGCAGGCTGTCGACAACCCTCAGATGGAGGCTGTCGGGGATGAGTTCGGTAGCCAGCAGGCCATCACCTTCCCTGACCTCGCCAAGGTCGCTAATGCGTTGCCTAACAAGGATTTGTTCGGTGCTGCCCAGGTTCTGACCCAGAACCACCAGCAGAACCTGAACGATGCGCAGAACAACCTGGCGATCTCGCAGACTCGCAGCGGTAGCCGCAAGCTCGGTGACCCTGCGCAGATCCTCGCGCCGTTCCAGCCTGATCTCCCAAGCCTGACCACAAGCGTTGCAGGCGAGGGTGTCGTCCAGCTGAACAAGGATCCCGGTCCTCAGCTGCGTGAGCAGTGGCGTGACCAGTTCGGCATTGAGGTCTCGGAGCTACCGAACCCAACCGGGCAGTGGACTGTGACGATCCCTGCTGGGATCACTGATCAGTGGCTGCCTGCGTTCGCCGACGGTGGTCTTGTCCGTGGTCCTGGTGGTCCTCGTGACGATGCCATCTTGGCGAAGGTCTCGAACTTCGAGCACATCACGAACGCGGATGCGGTTCGTTACTACGGCACCAAGCTGTTTGACGATCTGAACGCGAAGCGTCTGCCTCGCTTCTGGGGTGGTGGGTTCCCATTGGATCCACCTCCGATTGTCCCGGCGATCCCGGCACCGGCTCCTGCTCCGTCCAACATCGGCGGCATCCCTGTGCCGTCCACTGTGGCCGCTGCTTCGGCTCCTGCGCCCGCGATTGCGCCGCCTGCGGTCAATGCCTCGCCTGAGCGTTTCAGCACGCCTGTGTCGCGTACAGCGCCACTACCGCCTACTCCTGCGCCGACGGACACCTACACTCCGCCGACTGCGAGCTACACGCCGCCAACTGGGTTGGATCTCAGCGGAAGTGGGGCTCTGCCCGACACGGAGTCGTCGGCTCGTTCGAAGGCTCCTGGCGCGGTCATTCCGAACGCCAACATCCTCGGTTACCTCCAGCAGGTAGCTGGATCTCAGGGTCTGACCATCGGCTCGGGTGCCGACACCAACCATGGTGGAACGCACAACCCTGACGGTGGCCAGCACTCGATGAACCGTGCGTTGGACATCGGAAACTCGGATCAGGCTAAGAGCGGCCAGATCTCGGCGTTCGTCAAGCAGTGGATGGCCGATCCTGCGAAGGTTGCGGCTACTCGCCAGCTGATCTTCAACGGTCCTGACGGGCCGTACGGAATCATCAACGGTCGCATCCTGTCGGGTGACGAGCTGCAGGCTGTCTACGGCGGCGATCTGCCTGCCCATGGCAACCATGCTCACCTCGCACTCGAGGGTGTGCCCGCATCGGTGCAGAACGGACTACAGGGTCTCGTTTCCGGCAAGAACGGCGAGCTGCTCAACGGTGAGCGTCTTTCGCCGATGGAGCTGGTGAAGAAGAAGTGGGACAACCTCTTCAGCCGTGAGCGCTGGGAGGCTCGCTACGCGAAGGCGTACGACCCGGCGAATGTCTTCAAGTTCCTTGGGGGACAGGCCAGTGCTGCTGGCAGTGCCCTGCTTGGCATTGGTTCGCAGTTCCTGTCGGGCATCACCGGCATCAACTTCGGCTCGGTTCTTGGACCTCTGCAGGAGGTTGGGAACTGGGCGCTCGATGACGACGACGACAGCGAGGGTGGCGACGGCTCGGATGTAGCCGGTGCCGCGCTGGACCAGTACGCCGCAGGAATCGGTGGCATTGATGATCCGCTGAACTCCGCGCTGAATGGGTTCAACCCAACCGGTGGTGGATCGTCGGAGACGCGCAAGTCGGTCTACAAGGCCTTCCTCGAGGCTGGGTTCCCCGGCACTGAGTGGGGTGCGCTGGACAAGCTCCTGGCTGGCGAGAGCAGCTGGGATCCGACCATCTCGAACAAGGACTCGGGTGCGTTCGGTCTGTTCCAGTTCCTGGGGCACGAGAACGACCAGTACGGCGCTCTAGGTGGCTACAGCCGCGATCCGTACCAGCAGGCCGTCGCTGGCATGCAGTACATCAAGGACCGCTACGGCACTCCGACGAAGGCCTACAACGAGTGGCTTTCGCGTTCGCCGCACTGGTACGCCAACGGCGGAATGACCGCTGGTGGCAACGCATGGCTGTCGAACGGTGAGTTCCGCACTGGCGCTGGAGCGACGAAGTTCTACGGCGCTGGACTGTTCAATGCGTTGAACGCCAAGGCGATTCCGAAGTCCGCGATGCAGCGATTCGCTGATGGTGGTTGGCCGCTACTGCAGCCTCAGCCAGCAGCTGGCCAGGCTCCTGGCCCATTGGATCTTGGGGCACCGGCACCAGCACCTGCTGGACCGGCTCCTGCCCCTGCAGCTGGAGGCGCACCAGGACCGGGGGCGACTGCTCCCGCTCCCGACCCTGGTGCCCTCCCCGCAGTCCAGGACGCCATGTCCTCGCTCGGGGGACTGGGTGGTGGCATCGGCGGGGCTGGCGGAAGTGTTGGCCAGCCTGGTGCTTCGCCTACTGACGTGGGTGACCCGCGTTCGGTATTCGGCGCTTCGCCTACATCGAACGAGCACAACAACCCGGCACTGAGTGGAGCGATCCAGGGTGCTGCGGGTGCCATCGGTGGTCTGGCTGGAATGGCCGCGTCGATGGGACTCACCACAGTTGGTGGGCCTGCCGCAGGCGGGGCTGGTGGAGCTGGCATCCAGGCCGGTGCGCAGATCGCAGGATCGGCCATCACTGGTGGCCTGAACATCTTGTCGTCGCTTCTGGTGGGAACTGCCACTGGTGGTTCGACGGCGAGTGCCTCTGGCGTACCGCTTCTGCCAGAGCGTCAGCAGCAGCAGACCGGCGTGCCGCAGATCAATGCGGTCGACAACCGCCAGTACCACGTCACCAACCTTGACGAGTTCAAGCGCGTCCAGCAGACCTCGGACGCTCAGGCAGCCATGCCATTCATCGGGAAGTACGGCTAATGGACACAATGGATTACACCGCGAAGATCGAGGTCTTCGGCGTACACGGTGAGTACTTCTGTGTGTCCGGTCCCGGCAAGGGTGAGCAGGGCGTCGAGTTGATGCCGAAGCTCAAGGGAATGATCGACGCACCTGTGAAGTCGCTCTGGCTTCCAGGTGCGTACGGTCAGACCTTTGTCGACTTCCGTTGGGAGCGACGAGATGTGGTGTTCACCGTCAACATCTTCGCCGACGACGGTCACCCCGAGACGTGGCGAACTATCGACTCCCGCTGGCGTTTCGCGTTCGACTATGTCAAGGAAGCTCGAATCCGCTTCACCACCTCGGACGGCTGGCGTGAGCTGAAGGTCCGCCTCCTGGAGGAGCCGCAGGCCTACGACTCGGGGGAGTGGGAGGGCAAGGATCCCGCCCTGTACGCGTGCAGCACTGTCGTGATGACGCTGGCTGCTGAGCTGCCGTTCTTCGTGGGGCCGTCGGACTTCTACGAGTTCAGTGGCGAGTCGGCCAGTTCGCGAAAGACCTTCAAGCTCAACGTCGACTGCGACGTACCGGTGTGGCCGAAGTGGACTCTCACCGACAAGGCGCGGTGGCGTCTGCCCGACTTCTCCTGGGGTAACCAGGAATACGGGCGCGGCATTGAGGACTCGGGACGCACTGTCGTCCTGCCGTACTTGCCGAAGGGTGCTGGCTGCGTAGCCAATTCGGATCCACGCGTCCAGACGCTGTTGGCCAAGAACAAGATGCACCTTCAGGGCCTATGGAAGGGCCAGGACTTGCTGTACCCAATCGCAGGTGGCACCTACAGCCGAATCCCCGTCGCTGTCAACGACGCTACGGGTGGTTTCGCTGCGCGCCTTGAGGTTCCGAAGTGGTACACGCGTCCGTGGAGCCGACCAGTGGGGGCGATCTGATGACCGCTCCTGTACTGGACCGCATCGCGGAACTGGATTCCATCAGCACTGAGGTTGAGTCGTACCGCGACCAGCTGATGTGGATGCGGCTTGCCAAGCCGATGATCACGTTCTACCGCAACCCTGACGACGGCTCGGAGGGGCTGGAGTACTACGGGCGTGTCGCCTACCAGGACACGATCAAGGCGTCGTTCCCGTTCAAGAAGAACGTCAGCGCCCAGGGTGTCCTCGAGCTGCGTTTCGACCACTACATCTCGGAGTGGTTGCGCGATGTGCCCGAAGACCCGATGGCGAAGAAGAACATCGTCATCCGCGTCGACTTCTTCGGCGGGAAGCTGCGCTGGACCGGCCTGCTGCATCACCACGCGAAGAAGATGCGTGACGGCATGGCGTACATGGAGTTCACGTTCAACGATGACCTCCAGTTCCTCCAGTTCCTGCTCGGACCCCCGAACCCCGCACTGCCGATCCCGGTCTTCCAGTGGCCACGTGTGCTGCCAATTTTGGGGCCTGCGAAGTGGGCCTGCTCAATCATGGTGCTACTGAACCTAATTCGTGTTCAGGGACACTTGTGGACGCTGCCTGACGACCCGTTCGATCTGAGCCAGTGGCTATCCATTCTCCCAACCGAATGGGAAAACTGGCAGGTTCACATCAAGTGCAATCCACTTGCGCTGGATGACAGTTCGCTGTGGACGGTGCTCGGCACCCGAATGAACCCAATCGACGCGGTGCTGGCAGATGCGCTCGAGGATGCGCAGTTGACCATCCGCTGGCGTCGAATCTTCTCCGACGAGGGTGAGTCGGAGACTGGTCTGCTGTTCGTTGAGACTGTCGCGAACGGTGCCCTTGTATTCGAGATCGTTGACGACAGTGGGTACTTCAATCCACTGCTGGGCGGCACCTTCCTGGGTGGAACCATCATGGACGGCATGGTCCGCTCGGTGGCCGTGTACGTCGGCGGATTCATCGAGGACACCGCGTCCGTACTGACTGACGACGAGACCTACCATCCTGATGAGTACTACGGGAGCGGGTGGCTTGCCACCTTGGCGCAAATGCCGTGGTTGGTCATCAGGGACAGCAGCTGGTCTCCGATTGAAACGTCGGAACTGACGTGGAGCCCAGCCACTGCCGTGAGCGTCATCGTTGGTGGCGATAACCCTGCTGCGGATGCCATTGCTCGGCTAATCATCGAGACCACGGGAAATATCCTCGGTTACTTCCTGATGGGGGGCTTCTCGTCAGCGGGAACCATTGCGGCAGACGTGATTATGCCATTTTTGCAGGGCACGATTGCGGCTTGGCTGGAGTGGAAGAACACCGGTCGAGCAAAGAACCTCGGTTGGGTTCACCTGTGGGAGCTGTACCAGCAGGGCGCTGAGAACAACAGCTGGTCGCTGTCGGCTCTCGCTGCGCTGCGTGGTGGTTTCCTGGCGTCGAAGTCGGAGACGAGCCACACCCTGTCGCTTCGCGGCAACTCGTGGATCATCCCCGGCGCTCACTTCACCATCGGTTCGCGTATCGGCTCGACTGCCCGTGGTTACCGCAACAAGATCTTCGTCGCACAGTGCGAGGAGATCATCTGCGCCTGGGATCACGGTGCGAGCACGCCACTTTCGGTTCAAGTGAAGATCGGGCAGAACAAGGCTGCCATGTCGGTGGGCGAGCGTCTTGCACGGCTAACCAAGAAGATCAGGGACATCTTGAACAACATCGGTGTTCACCTGGTCAGCTAACTAGTTGCTCTAACTTCCATGGGATAATGGGAGGTAGTGGATAGGAGCAGCTATGCCACCTTTGAATGTCCACGCCCCAGATCCTGAGTCCCCCAAGGGGATGGCTTTCATTCTGGGCGCGGGAATGGTGGATCCCCGACCGGGAAACAACCCGAATCAGCCGATGGCAATCGTCCAATCATGGGAACCCACAAGCGAATTGTGGTACGCCCTCGGACTGCGATACCACCCCGAACTGGCCACCAAGTGGCTGGTCGGCGGTGGGCAGTTCGAGTGCGCCCAGATTGTTGACGAGAAGCCCGACGAGCCCGAGATGACGCTGGAGCAGGGTGCCGAAGAGGTGCTCGAGTTCATTGCAGCTGAGCATCCAGAGCACGCCGAGGTTCTGCGGCAGATCCATGCGGCGGGGACCGAGAAGGAGCGCATCAAGTTGGTGCGCCAGTACGACGCCGAGATCAAACGAATGTTGACGCTGATCAAGTACATCAGCACCAAGCCCCAGGAGTAGCCGGTGACTTACCCAGTCGAAGCTGGCGATGACGGCTACAACACCGACGGCTGGGACGGACCTGTTGTCGGAGCGGGACTTTCGAACCTGTCTGCCCGCACCGAAGACGCCATCAAGGCGATGCTTCAGGATCGGGTCAACAACAACTCCACCCTGAAGGAGTTCTCGGACAAGGTGTTCGAGGGCATCGACGCCACCCTCGGTGTAGTGCTCGGCCCTCTGGCGGCGCTGGTCCACAAGATGTTCCCGCACATCGACCTGTCGGGCATCACCACTACCAGCGGCCTACTGGCTCTGGTGCAGAAGGTTCCTGGCCTCGGTGACCTGGTCGAGCTGATCACGGGCATTGAGGATGGCGACGAGAATGATCTCGGCACCTACTTCCTGAACATCCGTCGGTTCTTCGAGACCGTCGACTTCACTGATCCCGACTTCGATCCGGCTGCCGCCGCCAAGCAGTTCACCGAGATCGTGGTGAAGCCGTTCATCGACGCGCTCACCGGCCTGATCGGTGGCGAGTGGCTGCCTGAGATCCCCGTGGGTCACATCGGCCTGGGTACACCGAACCTGGTTGTCAACGGTGCGTTCAACGCTGAGGTCTCCATGGCCGAGGTGGATGGCTGGGACTGGGACGGCACTGTCGACCACACCGGCACCGAGGGCTCGGGTTCGGCTGTGTGCGTTGCCGACGGCACCCTCAAGCAGCTCTACACCGAGAAGATCGGTGTCTCTAAGGACCAGAAGCTCGACGCGTCCGTGTACGTGATGTATGCCGGGGCAACGTCGGGCTCGATCCAGGTGCAGCTGGCCTACTACAACGGCGACACCCCTGGCCCTGTCGTGGTGCTGGGATCGATCTCACCGTCTGGCTCTGCCGGGTGGGCGAAGATCGGCGGCACTCACACTGTCCCCGACAATGTCGACAGCGTGGCCGTGGTGCTCGTTGTATCGGCTGCTGTCACTGCGGGCGTGGTCCATTTCGATGACGCGGATCTTCACAAGACTGGCCTATTGCCGCAGATGCTTGTGGACGGTCTGGTCCAGGCGCTCACTGACCTACTGAATTGGCTTGAGTCGCTTGTCGACAATGTGTTGGCCGCGCTGGGCATTGACGTGTCTGGTTCACTGGTCGACCGCATTACCCATTTGGCAGACGAATTCGGCGACTGGCTTTCCTCGACCGAAAGCACTGCAGCGGATCTGCTGAACCTGGTTGGCAAGCTATTGACCGATCCCGCTTCGGTTATTGGTCCACTGGCGCAGACCATGATTACCGGTCTGGGAACTGCGCTCAACAATTTGAACACTGCGATCAACCAGATCGGTGACGTGCTCATTGGCAATATCGTCACGCCAATCAGCACCGCCATTGGCAATGTCGTGGACTGGTTCAACAGCCTGGTGACTTTCCAGAACACCACTACGTCGAATCAGGTCAACCAGCAGAACTTCCAGATCGCTGCGCTGACCCAGGGTTACCGCAACCCGACGTGGGTGTGCCGCTATCCGATTGGTGACGTGACCTACCCCGAGGTCATGAACATGAGCATTCAGGTCTCGGGTGTCACTGGCGCGCAGTCGGCAGGTACCGCGCACACGCACGCCATCGACACGAACGATGTTGAGGCGAACCCGGCGAGCTGGCGCATCTCACAGAACACTGCACGTCTCGCTCGCATCACCGCGTCGAGCACCACTGTGTGGGACACCATCGGCGTCACCCTGAACAAGGACAACGGGGTCGTCAACAACATCTACCTCGAGTTGCTCCGCGAGGACGCGACTGGTGCGACGACTGTGGTGTCGTCGGCGGAAGTATCTGCCCAGCTCACCGACTACGACCTGGACATTTACATCGAGGCGACTCTGCCTGGCGTCATCGCCCAGGAGGGCGAGATGTACTGGGTGCGGGTGCGCAACAGCTCGACCACCACCACTGGGCTGTGGGTGCGTGCGATGTCCTGGCGCGAAGGCTTGGCCAACACATGCGGCTACGCGGACAGCACTTTGGCGACGAAGACTTCGTACACCGCAGCCGAGATGACGACGATCACCACGAACAGTTCGTCGTTCCCGATGATGTGGGCGCTCGTTGCGACGAAGAACCAGGCGGGCAACGACCAGACGCACACCGACGACTACAACCGTGGAACGCTCGGCTCGCTGTGGTTCCTGAAGTCGGACACCAGCACCAACCAGATCACCATCTCGAGTAACCGCGCTGCGTTCGCTGGTCTCACCGATGGGTCGCAGAATGCTCTCTACATTCGCCCGACTGGCGGGGACAGGATCCTCGTTGAGGGAACGCTTTACGAGACCACTGTCGCGGTAACCGGTCCACGTTGTGGGCTGCTCCTGAATTGCTCGCGTGACTTGAGCCAGGTCGTTTATCTGGGCGTAAACCTGAACACCGCGAAGATTTACACCGGCCCTTACAACTCGCTCACTGAACGGGCGTCGGTCGCTTCCCTATTGAACGACACGACGTGGCAGCTGTATTACGACCCGGCCACCGGCACGTACTCCGTGCGAAAGAACGGGCAGGACATCGGCCTGAGTTGGGCTGATACCGGATCGCTGATGAAGCATGGCCCGAACTTCCGATATGGCGGAATTCGGATTAGTCGGTCGACCGCATTCAACGCGGGCCGAATCGATAACTGGACTCTGAAGGATTGGTCGTGAGTTGGGGTGCAACGCCTGCCAATCCTGTTAAGCGGAATCTCCCCAGCTGGTTCGACTCTCCACTGAGCCGGGTGCCGGATCCGGCGCAGAGCTGGTGGGCACACATCTCCCGCGAGATGAGCTTGTCGGTGACTCCGATCATCGGTATGTCGGCCACGTCGCGGCGGGCTGCGGAGCTTGGTCTGGTCCTGGTGCCGCAGATCGGTATGGACGCACGCGGTGTGTCGGTTGCCGAGTTCGGCCTGGTGGTCAACCCGGTCATCGGTATGCAGCCTCCTGCACCGATCACTGCGGACCTGCAGATTTCGCTGTCGCCTTCGGTGGCGATGTCGGCCAACGAGCATTACGCCCGTGCGGTGCAGATCGCTGCGACTCCTGGCCTGGGATTCGTGGCGGCGGAACGCTATGCGGCGACGTTCGGTATCACGATCACGCCGCAGATCGGCGCGACTGCCGGTCAGCATTTCCCGGCTTCGTTCATCACCCAGGTCGCTCCGTCCATGGGCTTCGGCGCGAACCTGCGTCACGCCCCAGAGTTGACGACGATCACCGGACCTGTCGTCCTGGGGACGTACACGATCCCTTGGTGGGCAACGCATGTCGACGTTGTCCTCATCGGCGGCGGCAGTGGTGGCTCGGGTGCGACGATCCTCGCGAACTCCAAGGGTGGCAACCCAGGCCAGTGGGCATGGACCACGGTTGCTCTGGCCAGCTATCCAGGGCTGACCAGCGTCAACGTCACTGTTGGTGGCGGCGGCAACGCAGGTACCACCGTCACGAACGCTGGGCCTGGTGGTCCGACTTCCGTCATCTCGTCGGGGACCACGTTCCTGTCTGCGAATGGCGGATCCACTCCTGGCATCGGCACTGGCGACACCACTGGACAGGCACCCACGACGGGTAATGCCAACAGTGGCAAGGACGTAACGCTCAACGGGCAGCTCTACGTAGGTGGAGCAGCGACTACTACCGGCGTCGGCAATGCGCCTGGCGGTGGCGGTCGAGCGGCTTCCGGCTCGTTCTCGAGCGGATATGTGGGCGGCGCTGGTTGCGCCTTCTTCTACGCCTACAGGGTTTAACGAAAGGCTTCAAACATGGGTATTCCCAACCCAACTCACCAGGCGGCATCGAATGCGATTGCCGCGCTGGGTGCATGGATCTCTGTCCACACTGGCGCCGGTGGTGGCACGAACGGTGCGAACGAGGCGACCGGTGGTGGATATGCGCGCAAGTTGACCACGTGGACTCCCGGCACCACTGGGACGAACCAGGGGTCTGTGGTGAACATTCCGGTCGCGGCGGGCACCTACACCGAGGGTGGTATCAACTCCGCAGCCTCGGGCGGAAACTTCGTCGGCTCAGGGCCTTTCACTGGCGGCAACGTCGTCGTCAGTGGTGCAGGCGCGTCGATTGACATCACGCCAAACATCGCAGCCTGAGAGGCGCACATGTATCACGTACAGACCGATCACCAGGTCGTCGGCTTCGGCGTCGACCACATGAAGTTGTTCGATGCCCGCACGGGCGAACCACTCGTCTCCGCTAGTCGCGTGGATGGCGAATGGACCATCGAGGCGACCGGCATTCCCGATGTGACCGCATCGGATCGGGGCGCAGCGCTGACGGCGATGACGGAGCAGGCCCTCGCATCGCTGTCTGGCACTGGCTACTCGACGCTGATCCCTCACGAGCTGTGGGAGTTGGACTGATGTGGCCTGAGCTATTCGGCATGTTGGGCGGAATCGCTGGCACTGGTGGCCTTCTGGTTGTCATGTGGCAGAGCGTGTTCCGTCCCAAGGTTCCGCAGATCACCGAGACCGAGGCAGTTCAGAAGCTGTCGGCGGCGATCCGTGAGGAGATCCGCAAGGAGAACGCGGAGCTGAAGAAGCGCATGGACGTGGTGGTCAACGCGGTGGTTGGCCTGGTCGACATGCTGGACGACTTGTTCCCGAAGATCACCGGTCTATCCGACGAAGAGCGAATTGAGTTGCGCCGCAAGATCAATCTCGCCAAGTTGGCGACGTGACGTACAATTAAGAGAGGACTAGATGGGTAGCTTCAAGCCCCTCGTCCCAGTTCGCAGCAACCGACCCCTCGAGCTTCAGCGCGGCAATCCGCTGCGCTACCGCTACACGCTGGCCGGTAACCGAGAGTTCCCACTGGGAACCACTGCGCTGCTGACTGTGGCCAACACATATGGCCAGACCGTCGGTGCCTACGTCGGCGTTGTCGGCGGCAAGTACATCGATTTCGCTGAGGCAGCGGACATCTCGGATACGTTGGCCCGCACTGACTCGTGGCAGCTGTTCGTGACGTACCCGTCGGAGACTATGCCCACTCTGCTGGAGCAGGGCCAGGTCATTCGTATCGAGGCTCCGTACCCAGATGCTCCGCCGCAGTCGAGCGAGTTCGACGGTGTGGCTTACGAGTACCACTTCGGCACTCCTGGCCTGCTGACGGATCCCGCATGGCGGATCATGAATGGTCATCCGCGTGTCTACGACAACTCGCTGCGTTCGCTGCCTAACGCGGTCGCCGCAGGCACTCTGCTCACTGGCCTCACGCCGTGGGATGACGTGGCGATGCTGTGGTTCGCACCGCTGCAGACCGATGCAGTTCGGCTGACGTACAACACCATTCGCGCCCATGACAACAGCAACGGCGAGATGTGGACTGTCATTTGCTCGAACTACGACATGTCGAACTGGGCGGGGTTCCACCACAAGCAAGTGTTCGGCATCGGCTCGTGGGATTCGGACACGATCTCGGTCGTGACTGGCACTGGGCCAACCACATTCGTCAACCGTGTCAGCGCGTCGAAGGACACGCAGGACAACCAGATCTACACCGCTGAGTTCAACCCGATCACAGACACCTTCACGCTCTACGTAGGGACCGACATGACTCCCGTTGTGTCGTGGACTGATACGACCAGTGTGGTCGACCACGGCCCTGGTGAGCGCTACGTCGGGTTCGGCTTCAAGTCGACCATCTTGGATGCCGGTGTGCAGGTGTCGGACTGGATCATTGCCGATACTCCGTAAGGAATTCTCTTGAGCTTCACCAAGTTTCTCTATGACGATCCACTGATCACTCGCGAGCAGGCGATGAAGGTGCTGATCCAGGTCGCTGACGAGCTGGACATGCCCGACAAGAAGGGTGCCTGCATCGTCGCGGGCATGACGGTCTCCCAGGAGGTCGGTGTCGAGGACGGCGATGCACCGTTCGAGCGCCGCTTCTGGTGTCCCGCCAACCCGGCAGATGCCGAGTCGTTCAACTACGACCATGACTCCGAGTCGAACGATGGCCGGTCGGTTGGTTACTTCCAGCAGCAGAAGGGTCCGAAGGGCGAGCTGTGGTGGGGGACCACCCAGTCCGAGATGGATCTGCACTCTGCCGCAACGCAGTTCATGACCCGCCTCAAGAAGGTGGGCTACAACGCGTCGAATGCGACTGCGGCCAATGACTCCGCGCAGTCGGTGCAGCAGTCGGGCGTGCCGTGGGCCTATGCGCAGTGGTGGAACGACATCAACCAGCTGTACGCCAAGGTCGCTGGCACTGGACCGGTGGCAGTGCCCGAGGGTCGGTTCTTCGAAGAGATCAACCTGATCGACGGCAGCGGTTCGCAGTCGCGCAACGGCAAGAAGCCACGCCTGATCGTCCTCCATACCGAGGAGGGCAACATGGCTGGCCAGGCCCTGGATCAGTGGATGGACAACAACAGCGTGTCCTACCACTACATCATCGGGGACGACAACCGCGCCTGGGATCTCGTTGACACCGACCGTGCGTCGTGGTCGGTGCTGGATGCGAACAACGAGTGCATCAACTATGTGTTCGCGCCGTCGTACGCGGGCTGGACCCGTCAGCAGTGGCTGGACAACATGGGTACCGGCATCAAGATCTGCGCCTACCTCGTTGCTCAGGACTGCCTGAAGTACAACATTGAACCCGTTATCCGCGTGGGCAATTCGGCCACCGGCTACGCGAGTCTGCGCAACAACAACGGCATCACTGATCACTACGGGATCACCAAGGGCCTCGGCATCGGCAACCACACCGATGTCGGCGGCGGATTCCCGTGGGACGTATTCAACACCTACCTGCAGAAGTACATCGCAGGCGACACGGAGGACGACATGTTCACTGACACTGACCGCGCCATGGTGCAGCGGATCTTCTTCGAGCTGACCAACAAGTGGGAGTCCCGCTCGATCTACCGCGACCCAGGCGAGGGGCCGGTTGACACCCTGGTCGGAATGCTGCTCAACGACGACGGCATGGAGCATGGCGAGCTGATCGAACGGCTTGCGGTGCTGGGCGATTCGGATTCGATCCGTCGCGTTCGCCGCGCAGCTGCGGGCAAGGGTGCGGTGACCGACAAGGCCACGGTCGCTCGTGCGAAGAAGGTCTTCCAGTCCATTCCTGAGGAGATCATGGCCGCATACAAGGAAGAGGTAGGCGAGTGAAGAAGAAGCTGATCGGAATGATCTTCGCGGCGTTGTGGCCGTACATCGAGCCGCTGGTCGAGGAGAAGGTTGTCGACCTCCTGGAGTCGTTGATCCCCAAGGAGATCAAGGAGCTACTGCCTGAGGGTGTGGACTTCAACTCGGTGGTGGATGACATCGGCAAGTTCATCGGAGGCCTGATGCGATGAAGCTAGCTGAGGTCAAGAAGGCTGCCGCCGCTGGTGCTACCGCACTGGCCGGTATGGAGGGTCTGGCCGCGATGCTTGAGGCGTCGACCACCCATCCATGGCTTCATGCTGTGGCGGTTGGGTTTTCGGTGCTCGTGACCGCTGCCACGTGGTCGGTTCGCAACAAGGCGACCATCGAGCAGATCTTCGATGAGTTCGACACGGATCCCGAGATCGCCCAGGCGGTCATCGAGAAGGCGACGGACGACCCGTACGCCGCACAGGCTGCGCTGGAGAAGCATCCGACTCTCGCAGAGCAGCTCATCGCGTCCTACAAGGACTAACAAGCACGAAACAGGAACGGGCTCACCTCGTTTGGTGGGTCCGTTTCTTCTGCCTTGAAGGAGGCAACATGGCATGGATTGGTTGGCAGGAAGGCATGGAGGGCCTACCTGTCCTGGCGGCGATTGGCGAGCTGCGGGCGAAGTTCTCGTACGGCAAGCAGCTGGAGCTGACGCAGAAGTTCACCCCTGAGCTGACGCAGGCCATCAAGACGTTCCAGGTGAAGAAGGGCGGGCTGCGCACCGACGGTGTGCTGGACTACGCCACCCAGGCCGCGCTGGGCGTCCCTGAGGCGCTGAAGCCGTGGGTGTTCACCGTGGCTGGCACTGGTGCTGGTTGGGATGCTGGCTACCCGGCAGACGTGGCACGTGCAGTGCTGGATCTGTTCCGCTGGTGGGGCATCGTGTATCCAGCCAAGCCGTTCCCCATGGGCGACTCGGTCGATGTGGGTATTGCTGAGCTGCTCAAGCAGATGAAGCTGAAGCTGGACCGTTACCCTGCGGCGAAGTTCGTGCTCATCGGCTACTCGCAGGGCGCGATTGTCACGTCCATGGTGTGGAAGCGCTACATCAAGGGCAAGGATCTCGAGAAGCGCATCATCGGATCCATCACATTCGGCAACCCGTGCCGCGAGCTTGGTGTGGCGAATGGCAATGTGGCAGAGGGGATTCCGATCCCTGAGGGTCGTGGTATCGGTGACGATCGCCTGCAGTCGACGCCAGAGTGGTGGTACGATTTTGCACACGGAGCTAACTCTCCGTTTGGCCGTGACATCTACACGGACACCCCTGATGACGACACTGGCGAGATGATGACCGCCGTGTACCGGGCGGTGCAGAAGTTGAAGAACCTATGGAGTGGTGTGGACTCCATCCTGGAGCAGGTGGGCGAGATCATCAAGCGCCCGATTCCAGAGATCTATGCGGCGTTCCGCGCTGTCATCTACGGCGGTCAGTTCGTGACCACTCAGCCGTGGGCGACCTATCCGCACACGAATTACATCATCGACACTGCGGTCGCGTTTCTTCGTCGTATCGCTAAGAACTGAGAAGGATTTCGTTGAACATCACCGTCTACACGACTGGCCCCGATTGCCACAAGTGCAACCTGACGAAGCGGGCGCTGGCCAAGGCTGAGATCCCGTACGCGGAGGTTCTGCTGGCCGACGACCCCGAGGCTGCCGACCGCTTCCGCAACGCGGGGATGATGATCGCTCCGGTCGTGGTCACTGACACGGAGACGTGGTTCGACTTCCGTATCGACAAGATCCGTGAGTTGACCAAGGCTCACAAGGCTCTCGCTGCCGCCTGATTGGCCCCAGGAACGACGAAACCCCCACACCCGGTATGGATGTGGGGGTTTTTCGCTAGAGAGGATCTGAGAGCCCTTCGGCGAGACATCTGAGCCAGTCGTCGCCATCCACCGCGTAGCCGCCGTCGCATAGGCCATCGTCGGATGCGGGACACTTTCGCTGCAGATCTTCGCACAGCCAGAATGGTCCAGCGGCTCGAGCGTCCTCAATGGTGGCGTCGGTCAGGTAGCTCATAAGGTCGCCTTACGTCAGGTTCCGTCGATGCCGCAACCGTCGCACAACAACACCTGGCCGTTGAGCCACCACGTGTTGTCTTTCAATCCGGCCCGACAGTTCTCAGGCTCGTTGGGCCATTCGACGCCGGGAATGCGGGCGATGCGCCGACCGGGATAGACCCACGTCTGGTCGAGTCCCTGGCCGTGCCACCGCACGGGACGGTCATCCCAGTGACCACCGATCTCAGATAAGTCTGGGACGCCATCACTCTCGTACACCGTGCGCCTCTTCCCATGTCTGTTTCACTAGCTCGCGGTAGACCTCGGCCTGATGCTTGCCAGAAGTGCGGGCGATGACAAATGCCTTCGCCCAGCACTCCTCGCATACGGTGTAGCAACCGGCCACGGGGATCCCGTGGAACCCGCTCACGTCAGCGCAGGTCGATGTCAGGGAGGATCACACTGGGCTTGAACACTACGCGGTAGTGGTCGGTGCTCACGTTCGCAGCGTCGAGCTGTTCCACGAAGTACGACACGTTGTCGCTCAGCCCAAGTCGGTGCAGCTTGACCCCGTCCTTGGTCTTGCAGCTCACGGTGAGCTGCTGGCCGTCGTTGCCGGTGGAGCACTTGCCCTGGATCTCCAGCAGGTACTTGTCGGTGATGCCGTTGAAGAACACGATCCGACGTGGGATCTCGTAGTTCTCCGACGCCGTCTTGATGTTCTGCTCGGCCACCGACGCGTCGTTGACATCACACGCGGATAGGCCTACGGCGAGGCTGGCTGCGGCGACGGTGATGGCGGCGATCTTCTTGAGGTTCATGGGTTTCCTTACGTCAGAACGGAGAGGGGAGGGGCTCGTAGATGACGGTGAAGTCGTGGCCGGGGAAGCCCTTCTCCATGGCTTCCGCCAGGGTGGGGTACGACTTCCCCGAGAAGTCGTCGTGCTGCACAACCCAGCGTGGTCGCGACGAAGTCGGGAACGGCTTCATGTCGTACGAGTCGTGAATGGAGCGGTACCGACGAATGAATGCGCCGTGGTGGCCCCCCGGCATCACGATGGTGCCGATGGGGAGGTCATCAGCGTCGATGAGGCGTTCGAGTCGCCGCACTTCCTTCTGGGCTTCGGCGAGTTGTTCCTGGAGGCTCATAGGTTTCCGTTCAGTTCGCGTAGCAGGTTGATGCGGGCGACGAGTTCGTCAGGCTTGAACTCGGTGTAGAGACCGGCCAGTGACGGCGGTTCGTCAGCCTTGGTGAACGTCAGCGTCGGCTGATCGAGCGGCACTACGTCCTCGTATTGCGCCAGCACGATGCACGTTTCGCGGGCACCCACCTGAATGGTGTGCAGCTCGTGTGCGTCCATGACGTACTGGCCACCCGGCCAGGCCAGGGTCAGCGTCTTGTGGTTCTGCAGATGCACCGGCTTGGACAGCTCGGAGAACCCCTGCCCACCGTTGAGCGGCGTCAACCATCCGAACGCGTTGTACAGCTGCGCATTGGCGGGGAAGTCCATCAGTGCGTACTGGTACCACTTGTTCGTGATGATGCCGGACATCAGCTGCGTCGTGAAGTGGTAGCGATGATCGTGCGGATTGATCACCTCACCGAACTTCTGCGACTCCATGCCCTCAGCGAAGAAGTACGCCTTCAGCGTGAGTCCACGGTCGCGGTGCAGGCACAGGTAGTCCAGGCCCTTGGCGTGGAAGTCCTTGTACGAGTGCTGAAGTAGCTCGTCAACGTCCAGGTCGTCCCAGACGATGTCACCGAGAAGGTTCAACGGGGCCTCGCGGTGATCGTGACCGAATCGGGCCACGACTCGCGGAAGTCGCTGTACCCCTTGGTGACCTTCACGCTCAGCTGCGCCTTCGGGTTGACGCCGATCTGCTTGGCCTTGAGGACGAACTGCTCCATGTCCTCCAGGGTCATCGGGTCAGACAGGCTGATCTCGTGCTTGATGTTGACGCTCATCCGAGGGGCACCCCGAATCCGATGCCACCGGTCGTCGGGTCGATGGTCATCCCGCCGCCCAGATCGATGCCGATCCCACCCTTCGGGGTGAGCACCAGGCCGCTCCCACCCGTTGCGGGGGATGGGTCCATGCCTGCGCCGTCAGTCGACGGGTCACACGCTGTCGCGCCCAGGATTACACCCATGGCGGCGAGGCCGAGAAGAATCTTCTTGGTCATTCCGGCACCTTCGTCAGTCGGATGAAGCTCTTGATGTTGGTGAATCGGTTGAGGCAGTGGGCGCAACCGATCTCGCCCGTCTCCTCAACCTTCTTGCGCCAGATGGGGTACAGCTTCATGCCGTGCTCCCAGTGGTTCTTGCAGAGCCAGCCCTGGACGCAGGTGTGGTACTCCTGGTATCCGGCGATAGGACCGCCACACGGAACCTTCTCCTTGTGCTGGCTGCAGCACTCCAGTTCCTCGAACGCCCCGTTGATCATCGACTCAACGTCGACATCGATCTCAACGTCAGGCAGTGTCGCTGTCGGCATCGTCTTCCTTGATCAGCTGGGAGTAGTGAGTCGGGAACACCTCCGCTGACAGCACCTGTACCCAGCCGCTGGGCTGGATGATGATCCAGTCGTTCTCGTACGCCTTGAGGTCGTCCATGACGCCAGGCTTGGAGATGGCGATGTAGAGGAACTTCCGCGTGTGCGGGTGCTGGACCGACCGGGCATACGGGACCGCGTCGGCCACCCGCTTGAAGGGGCGGGCCACCTGAATGGCCCGCACCTCCGTTGGGTTGTGGACGAAGGTCTCGAGGCTCACGCTGCGACGAGACCCAGCTTGTCGAACTCCTCGCCGTCCACGGTGTAGATGCCGATGCTGCCCTTGACGACCCAGTCGCCGCGCTTCATCGGGAACTTCTGCCCGCGCTGGAACACGGTCACCGCGCCCAGCTGGCCGTCGGCCTCGAAGCTGATCGCGACGGAGGTCTCCGACTCGATGTGCTCGGCGTCCAGGGAGATCAGGTGCAGGATCTTGCCCAGGTTCGCGCCGGTCACCTTGATGCCCTTGCCGATGGGGTTGATCTGCCCGATGGTCTTGAGTTCCGGCTCGTTCTTCTTGCTCTTGTTGCTCATAGCAATCCCTTCGTTTTCCAGTGGTGGTACTGCATGCCGATCAACCAGTTGTCGATGGCGTCGTAGTCGGGGTGGTCGGGGAGGTGGCTGTGCTTCATGGCCGTCTCCAAGATCTGGGTGCGATACGCCAGATCTTCGAGCGCCATCTCCAGTGAGAACGCGCCGTTGCGCATAGCCAGCAGGTAGTCGCGATGCACCCCATCCATCGGGAGCGTGATGTCGCTGGTCAGCAACAGCTCAGTTCCCTGGATGGCCAGCCGGTGGGCGTGGTACATCATCTTGGTGTCGTAGCCGAACTTCTCCACCAGCTCGGGCCGGTTGGTGTGCTTCTTGCCGCGCAGTCCCTGTGCCCGTTCACGCTGGGCCACAAGGTAACCGAGGAACCGGTCACCAACCTGCTTGGACAGGAACAGATCTCGGTTTGCACGCAACTCCGCACCCGCATCAGTGCAGTCGTACACGTAGCGCTGGGGAGCGAACAGTGGCATCAGTACCGTCGGGTTGCCTTTCGCGGCCAACCGTGCGTACTTCTGCAAGCTGTAGATCGTCTGATCCGTGTCGCCGGGACCGGAACGCTGACCCTCAGGGATGCGGGTGCCGTCGGCGTGCCAACGATCCTGGTACTGCTCGAACGACTTCGTGCCGAGAACGCACTCAGGCGGGGCGATGCACACGCCCATCTCGTCGTTGTCGTCCTGGCCACCGAGGGTGACGCCGTGCAGGACAGAGCCGACCTCGGTCTTGTAGATGAGGTTGTCATGGGCGATCTGGGCGTGCCAGATGCTGTTGTGGCTCATACGATCTCCATCAGGAGTCCGATGCCCTCCAGCTGCGGACCATCTGCGCCGACCGAGGTGAACCGGTCGCCATTGAGGGAGCAGTGCCAGTCGTCGCCCGTCCAGCGGTAGACGAAGCGCTCGCCAGCGTTGTTGATGAACTCCCACTCGGCGTCACGCTCAGCTGCGGTGAGTACCTGGACAGCGCGGCGGGGGCGGACTACAGCCGTGTACGGGCCGTAGTCGGTGAGGAAGTCCTCGGAGCCGATGATGCTTACCCACGCCTCGAAGGGGTCATTCAGGTCGCCCGAGAACCGCCACTCGCCGTCGCGGAACTGGTAGAAGTCACCCTCGATGTCTTCCCAGATCTCGTCGGTCTCGTCGTAGCCGAGACGATCCACCTGGTACGGGCTGAGCAGCTTGTCGACGGTCGGGTTATCGCCGCCAACAACGACACTCACAGCGGAGTCGGGGCTCCAGAGGACGTAGTCCTGCTGATCATCGGTCGCAATCTGCGCGAGGTCCGCGTTGAAGTCATCCCAAGCCTGAGCCTTCTCGAACATCTCGGTGAGCACATTGACCCACCGCACGATCTGCTCGCGGTTCAGTCCGTCAGCCTCGGCTGCGGAGATGAACTCGTCGGGAAGAGTCGGCTGAAGGGTCGCCGCGAGGTACTTGTCACCTCCGAGATTCACGGAGATGCAGTACGGCTGATCCGGCTCGGCGAACGCCTTGTAGGCGAAGACGACTTCCGCACCATCCACCAGACCTTGGTAGGTCTCTTTGATGTCTGTGCTCATGGCGTTCAGCTTGTCAGCCGCCGAAAGGTGATTACAGGAAAGCGTTTTCGCGTGCGCAACCTCGTAATTGGTACCAAATGTCTTAGGTGATACCGCAATACAAGTTGGGAAGCTCTTATGAGAAGGAGTATCAAATAAAAACAACGTCCCCCTGTGGGGGACGCTGCTCTCGTACCGTAGGTGGAACATCGCGCCACATCCGTGACGCTCCGTGGGCGCTCACTGGCGTTCGCACTGTCCTTTTAGGGACTCTAGGAAGAGGCGAGGAGTGATTACAGGAGGATCGCTCTGACCTGCGGTTTTAGGCGTCAACCTGAGGCCCGGCCTGAGAAGAGTCTTACCAAACTCTCAGTCTCCCAACATTCAGATGCAATGAGTACAGGAACCTGTTACTGTTCCGTCGGGCTCGCACCGAGGTTGGTATTTCCCTTCCCCCTCAACAGTGAGCGCGGCACCGGAAGCTCACGACTGGTGAAGGTGCCCCTCCCCTGGGGGTCGTGTCCCAGGGGAGCCCCACAGTCGAATTCCTGTAATCACTCCAGACCGGCTGAGAGTCTGGATGTGTGAAAAACCTGTTCGGTCAAGAGATCACCATCGGATCCGTCGTTGGAGTCGGCTTCCGACGCTCGAATTCGTCGTGCCATGCGCTCGGCGTCGTGCTGGACATGGTCCCCATTCCCTACATCCACTACAGCTGGGTGCCATCCGTCGATGGTCCGCGACCATGGGATCGCGTCAGCGAGCAGCGCGAGTGGATGAAGACGAAGGTTCGTTGGGTGCCTACGACCAGCGAATACAATTTCATTACACACTGGAACGTCGAAGATCTGATTCTGGTTGATGACGCCGCGCTGGGTACCGAGTACCGAGGTCGCCTGGACGCCGCGTACGCGGAATACATGCTCGATGAGAAGAAGCCCAGTGACTTCGTCGCGAGCTGAGTTCCTGGCCGACCGTAACCGGATGCTCGAGCTGCTCTGGGAACTAGACCAGGAGCTACGAGAGTGGCATTCGAGTGGTGCATGGCGATTCGATGACGCCCAGGAGGCCATCGTCGCCCACCAGAAGAAGATGACTGAGCGTCATGTTCTCCATGACCAGCTGCTCGGCATGAACTGCCGACCTTGGCATTTTGATCCCAAGCGGGACAACTGCTGGCTTCCTCGACCGCAAAAAGCGGCCTGACCTGCAATTACAGGATCGTTGCACAATGGTACAACGATGGGTACAAACAAGCTCAAGCGTTACGCACGCAAGCAGAACGGCGTCCTAACCGACGATCCAGATGCACTGCTATCTGCACTGCAGATCACGAAGCGCCTTGTCTCCGAGTCGAATGCGAAGGATGCGCCGCTGTCTGTCGCGGCTGCCCTCGACACTGCTCTGGGTATGGCTGCCCCGAAGGATCCTGCACGGACCTGGTGGTCCGCGATCCGACTCATCGTGCGGCACAACGAAACTGGCAAGTCCAACCTCGCTGTGCTCGCAGACGCCATTCAGGCGCAGGGCAAGGTCAACCACAAGATCAAGCAGAGGATCGCATCGTGAGCGACGAGATCTCCACTCCCGGCCTCATTGCCACTGGCGGTGCGGTAGTCACCGCAGGCGTGGTCGGGGGAGTCACCGAGGCCATCGGAGTCCCGGCATCCCTCATCCTCCTGGCGATGAAGCTGGGAGCTGGCAACACTGCCGTTGAGCAGTGGTCCTGGTGGTCGGTGTTCGCGCCAGTCTGGGGTGGCGCAGTGGCGACCATCTTCTTCCTGTTCCTGGCGTTCGTGATCGGACTCTGGAACCTCATTCGTACAGCGTCACGCTGACGTACCCCATTTCCCTCAGCTGGACGGTCGTGTTGATCGTCGCGGCTTACTTCTACATGCGATTGGTTGATTAGTTGAGCAACACCATCAGCAGTGACGACACGCTGGTTGCCTCGAACCCGTGGGTCTTCGCGACCGAACGTGTCGGGGGTATCGGTCCCGAGCTGGCAGCTGCTCTCGTCGCAGCGCAGGCCGAGTTCGGTGCCGTCGCCAAGGACACGGCGAACCCGTTCTTCAAGTCGAAGTACGCCGACCTCCCCGCCGTCAAGGCTGAGGCTCAGCCGGTGCTGGCGAAGCATGGCCTCGCGGTCATCCAGGAGCCTGGCTTCCTGGTGCTTGACGGCAAGATCCACGACACCCTGACCACCACAGTGGTTCACTCGTCGGGGCAGGCTCGAACGTCCACGATGATCCTGCGCCCCGTCAAGGCGGATCCGCAGGCACAGGGTTCGGCGATCACCTACGCCAAGCGCTACGCGTTCATGGCGGTGCTGGGTCTGGTGGCCGACGAGGATGATGACGGCAACGCCGCGTCCGGTCGCGGCAAGGCTGCTGCATCACGTCCCGCACGTGCCAAGCAGAACGCGTCGACCGAGGGCCTGACTGATCCGGCTGTCGCAGCTGCTGTCGCCCGCGTCAAGGCTGCCGTGAAGGCTTCGGGCAAGTCCCCGAAGGATGCTCAGGCGTTCTTCGCTGAGGACAACCCCGACGGTGGATCGATGATCGCCTCCACTGATGTCGCGGCGCTGACCAAGGTGGCTGAGCACTTCGAGGCTCTGGCCGCTGCCGGTGAGCTGGGAGCGACTGAGCAGTGACCGTCGCCAACGACGAGATCAAGTCGGCACGGTGCTCCATGGGCCGCGCAATCGACCAGCGTGACGAGGGCCTCCGCATGGAGGTGCTGCGCCAGTCCGTGCGAGCCCTGGACCCGACCGTCGAGCCCGAGGACTTCATCGAGTTCATGGATGACATCGCGACCTGGGTGAAGACAGGGGAGGTGTCGTAGTGGACCTGCTCATCATCATCCTCCTGATCGTTGTCATCATCGCCATCTTCTCCTGACTAGAGGTGCATCATTACCGACCACACCATCCCGCGAGACAGCTACGGGCGTCCGCTGCTGTACCCGCCCGAGGGTGGTAAGCGTGTCGGCTACTCCCGATGCTCCACTCTCGCAAAGGATCTGGACGACGCCAAGAACCTGATCCCGTACGCCCAGTCGCAGGCATTGATCGGCGCAGCGGTATCGCCGCCAATCATCAACCGCGTCAAGGCCATCGTCGCCAAGGGTGGCAACTGGGATTCGGCGAAGGGTGATCTCAAGGAGATCGTCAAGAACGCGGAGATCGTCGGCGGATCACAGAACAAGGCCGACCGTGGTACATCGATCCACGACTTCTGTGAGGCCATCGAGACCGACACCCTCGACTGGAACCTGGTTCCCGAGGAGCTGAAGGGTCCGCTCGACGGCTACTACGAGGACATCGCGTCTTCGCCTCACCTGAAGATCCTTGCCCGCGAAATCTTCCTGTCGGTGAACGTGCCGATGAAGACGCCGACCGGCAATGCGTACGTGCTGCGTGCAGCTGGCTCCGCTGACCGTATCGGTGAGATCGACGGCAAGCGGTTCATGATCGACATCAAGACCGGCAAGGACGACCAGTTCCGCATGGGCGTGTCTGGTCAGCTGGCCCTCTACACCGAGGGTGAGATCTACCGCGATCCCGGTGTGGTGCAGGACGTTCCGTGGGCCGAGTTCTACCCGAACGCCGACGGCACCGCCGAGTACGCCTCGCATGACTGCGACTACGACGAGGCTCTGATGTTCCACTGCCCTCAGCAGCCGACCATGAATGGTCGCTGGCATTGGCGCATCCTCCGCGTCCCGCTTGAGCGTGGTCGTCAGATCATCCGCTGTGGCCAGTGGAAGCGGAAGTTGAAGTACATCCCCGAGTTTCGACAGGTGGACCTATGAGCGACAAGACGATTGAGCAGCAGCTCACCGACATCTTGGAGGCCGACGAGGCCGATGATGTGTACTGCCTCCGTCGCGAGTCTGACATTGAGGTCGGCGGCTTCAAGCACGCCGACTACGAGGTTGGCGAAAACCGTCGCTGGGCGCGTGGTGACACGATCATCGTGCAGCACACCGCGTCGGGTCGATACTTCGCGTTCGACTTCGATGAGGGCCTCACTGAGTACCAGGAGGACGAGGTCTACGCGGACTCCGTCCGTGAGGTCAAGCGCGTGGTCAAGACCGTCGAGATCGTCACCTGGCCGAAGGTCAAGTGAGCGACGAGTGCGAGGGCCACACCGACTCTGACATCTCCACCTACGTGGTGTCGAAGGACGAGGATGGCCGAGATGTCATCCGGTACTTCTTCCGTGGGTACATCAACGATGAGTCGGTCTCCCCGCTGATCGAGACGATGTACTACTGGGACGCGCATTACCCCGAGTCCCGGTGGGAGATCGACATCAACTCCGGTGGTGGCGAGATCTACCCCGCAATCGCCCTGTACGGCGCTGTGAGCAAGTACAGCGAGCGTCGTGGGGGAAAGCATCACATCACCACTCGCGTAGCCGGATTGGCCGCGTCAGGCGGCGAACTGCTACTGCAGGCCGGTGATCACCGCGTCGGTGGTGCGATGGACATGATCATGATCCACGGCCCACTGTCCTCGCGTGTCGACAGTCCCATCTTCGAGATCCGCGCCGACCTTGGTCGTGGTGAAGAGTGGATGCGCCGCCTCGCCCTGATCCACTGCGAGCGTTCCCCGATGGAAGTCGATGACTTCCTGAAGGCCATTGACGTTCACCGCGATTGGTATCTGTACGCAGATCAGGCGTGGGAGTTGGGCTTCCTGGATGAGGTTGTGCAGTGAGCTGGGACGACTCCGAGGACTACGTCTACACAGAGCTGAGCCCTCAGCTGCTCGACCAGCTGCTGGACAAGAACTCGTTCCTGATGAACAAGTGGGACAAGCTACTTGCCTGGCACCGCGCCCAGTTCCGTTGGCACGAGACACGGTTCAACACCGCGCAGAAGGTCGCTGAGTTCAAGGACAAGGGGCCTGCCACTAAGGCGAAGGCCGCGTCCTTCGCTGACGCCCAGGTGCAGCAGTGCCAGCTCGACATGGACATCGCCTACATGCAGTTGGGCACGTGCGAGCGCCGCGTCCACTCCCTTGACAAGGAAGCGATGAACCTCGGCATGCGCAACAAGCTGCTGGGCACGCTGTACAACAACGGAGGCGGGAACTACTGATGGCCGACTATCCCAAGGATGTCCGCGTCAACACTGCCGATCCACGCCTGTGGACGACCGGCCTTGTGGAGATCAACATCTCCGCGATTGTGCCTGAGGCGCAACTGATTCCACTCTTGAACCGCATCGGAGAGATTCTGTGAGCAACGTACCCCTGGAGCAGCAGTTCCCGATCCCGTTCGTGCTGGCCGAGCAGCCACGCATGATGCTGAACTTCCTTGCGCTGCACAGCAACATCCCCGACCGCTACCGCGAGATGATCGCCGAATGGCTGCTGCAGTACAACACCGAGCTGGGCTACTACATCGGCACCCGCTACGGCATGGACGCCCTGCAGGAGGCTGACCTGATCGCCAGCGCAATGGCGATGCAGTTCCTGGAGGTTGTCGCCCAGGAGCGCGAGGCTGCGGACAAGCAGATGTTCGACGGACTCGAGCAGGAGATCTTCGGCGATGGCCTACCCGAGTAACGCACCGTCGCTGCCGGTCAACATCGCTGAGCTGGTGTACGTGGCGTTCAGCCACACGCTGGACTACCTGGACAAGCATGGCCACTTCCCGCCTGAGATGCAGCACAACATGCGCAAGGTCGCTCAGACGTACGAGCGTGACCGCACCGCTGCGCTGAACCAGCGTGGTGTGCCGACGCCTGTGGTGCAGAAGTACACGGCGACGGCGGCAAGCAGGCTCGCGGAGTGGATTGATGAGCAGGCTGAGAAGCACGAGACGAGCGAGTTGGATTTCGAGCAGTGGGCGAAGGAGCTAGCCAGTGACGACCATTCTTAGGGTTGCAGGTCCGCACGGCCCCAACGGTTTTCAGGGAGATGACGGTGTCGAGCACTACAACTCCGACGTGGAGACGCCGCATGGCAACCTGGGCCAGCTGCACGTCCATCGCGAGGATGGGAAGGTCTATCTCACGCGCACTGACCCGGTGGTACTGGTCCGACGTGGGTTCCCTGACGCGTGGGATCCTGCTGCGCTGACCGGCGCGTCGATGGTGGTGAATCCGTTGGGGTTCACTCTGTTCCGCGTCAAGGCCGAGAACGGCTTCGTCGTCTACCGACTGCTCGAGGATGACCTCCGCTGGGAGGACGACTTCGACGGTGTCGAGAGTTTCTTGTCGAAGTACTACCTGGGGATCCTGGTGGATTCGAACTGGACGTTCGCGTTCACGCCGCCCGAGGTGTTCAAGCACGAGACGATCACCCGCCAGATGCAGATGGGATTGCCGTGACCCAGACGATCACCATGGACTCCGATTCCGCCCTGGCGCAGGCACTCCGTGCGAATGTGCCCTACACCGAGCGTCGCTACCTTGTGCTGCGGGACGAGAACGGCGCAGTCGAGTACTCGGGGGCGATCCAGAGCTTCTCGTTCACGCCGGGTGCTGAGGTGACGGCGAAGCTGGAGCGCACTGAGGCGGTTCTTCAGCGGGAGGTTGACGCCTTCGCTGATGTCACGCGGGCCAAGTACGAAAGGGCGGGGCTGCTGTGAAGGTTTGGGCTGCAGCTGTCGTGAACAACGGCGGCGATCACTACGTGTTCGTCTCGCTGAACAAGGAAGGGATCCGCGAGCAGATCCTAGAGATGGCCCGCAACGAGTGCGACGACCGCGCCTACTTTGAGAAGTACTACGCGGATGACTACCTGGACTACGACGACTACCTGGTGGACCAGTACCTCATCCAGGCGCACGAGGAGATCGACCTGTGAGCAACTACGACGCGATCACCTATCCGGTCAAGTACACCGACACCAACATCCTGGCCGCGTGGGTGCGTGACAAGCTGCCCGCGCTGCGGCGACTTCCCAACGGGCACAACATGGCTGATGCCGTGTCGTCCATCCTGGCGATGCACGACGTGTTCGCCCTGGAGGCCATTGCCAAGATCTGGCAGGACCACCTCGACTACGGCTGCTGGCTACAGGACGAGTGAATGAAAAGCAGTGCCGTGCAATCGTTCTCGCCCGCTGTGACAACTGCTGTGAACGGTGCGGGCGCGGTGGCCAAGTCACCATGCACCACCGCAAGAAACGCGGCCAAGGTGGACCTTGGGAGCCCTGGAATATCGTCGGACTATGTGGCCACGGCACTACGGGCTGCCATGGCTGGGTGGAATCTAACCCCCTGGCAGCTGCAGCTACTGGCTGGCATGTTCGGCCATGGGAAGACCCCCGAACCATCATCCCGATTCCTCTGTGGAAGTCGGGGGTACACGGTGGATCGGATTCTGCTGGACGAGGCTCTGACCAGCTAGAACGCTTCCTGTATTCACCTCTTGAGCCCCCTTATTCTGATTACATCGACACCAGCGACGACTGGTTTCCCTGACCCCAAGCGAAGCGAGACACATGTCCCTGACACTTCCCATCGTCACCATCGAAGGCACCCTGACCGCCGACCCCGATCTGCGATTCACGCAGAGCAGCGCCGCTGTGGCGAACCTGAACATCGCGTGCAACACCCGCCGCAAGAACCCGCAGACTGACCAGTGGGAGGACGGCGACACCACGTTCGTGCGCGGCACCGTCTGGAAGAAGCTGGCCGAGAACGTCGCTGACTCGCTGAAGAAGGGCGACCGCGTTCTGGCGCAGGGCACCCTGAAGCAGAACAACTTCACGGACAAGGAAGGCAACAAGCGCTCGACGCTGGAGCTGGAGATCTCCGACATCGGTGCATCGCTGCGCTTCGCCACTGCAACCACGGAGCGTTCGTCGGGCGGCAATGGCGGCGGTGGCCGTCAGCAGGCCAACCCTGGCTGGGGCGACGGAGACGCCGACGGCTGGTGATCAGCCACTGAGCTTGTGAACTGAACCGGTGAAAGGCCGGTGCCAAACATTCGAATGGCACCGGCCTTTCGTGTCTCACAAGGAGATTTAATGGCGCGACTAACCCCCGCCCAGGCCCGCAAGAAGCACCAGTCCACCTTCGATGAGTTCTGGACGGCGTACCCGCGCCACACTCACATCAACGAGGCCGCGAACGAGTGGGCCAAGCTGATGGAGACCGGTCGGGATCCACTCCCGATCATCGGCGCTGCACGGCGCTACGCCGCCAGCGTGGCCGGTACGGACATGAAGTACGTTCCCGGCCCGCACAACTGGCTCAAGGCAGGCCAGTACGACGACTCGGATCTCTTCCAGGATGAGCGGCAGGCGCAGGTTACCTGGCTCAAGCAGATGTGGAAGACCGCCAACGTCAAGGCGGTCGAGAACAAGTACCACGTCACCATGCCGAAGCAGTACCCACCGGATGAGATGACCGATCCGCAGGCCATCGAGTTCTGGTACCGGGAGCAGGCCCGCTCCTGGATCACTGAGATGTACAAGGAGAAGTTCGAGAAGTGTCCGACGGCCCCCAGCCTGCCCACGATGAACGAGCCGAGCAGTCCGTCATCGGAGCAATCCTCCTCCAGCCAAATGTCTTTGGCGATCTAAAGGGTCTTCGCGGAGAGCACTTCTACCGGCCTACGCATGAGTACATCTACTCCGTGTTGCAGCGGATGTACTTGGATGGCACCGAGATTGACGCCATCACGCTGTTCGCGGAGCTGGAGAAGGACGGCAAGCTCCGTCGGGTCGGTGGAGCGCCGTACCTCGCGACTCTGCTTGAGTCCTGCACCACGCCGAAGAACGCGGGCTACTACGCCAACATCGTCATCGAGAAGTGGAAGCTCCGCAAGGTCAACGAACTGGGCCAGCGGTTCCAGGCTCTTGACGCCGACGATGTCTCTGACATCCCGATGGTGCTCGACGCTGCCCGCACGTTCCTGGACGAGGTCGATGACCAGCAGGACATGGACGCGGTCAACTTCCGTGACCTCTACACCATGTGGACTGAGGCCCAGGAGGATGACCGACCAGCCATCGAGTCGCCGTTCATCGGGATGAATGACCGTCTGGCGGGCGGATTCCAGCGTCAGCGGCTCTACGTCATCGGTGCGCGACCCGGCTGCGGTAAGACGATCATGGGTGCCCAGCTGGCCCTGTACGCGGCGCAGCTGCACTACAAGTCCCTCGTCTTCTCCCTGGAGCTGTCCAAGGAGGATCTGATGGGCCGGATCCTCGCTTGCGGTGCCCGTGCCGACTATGGCCAGATCACTGCCAAGCGGATGTCGGCAGAGACCATGGCGAAGGTCAGCCGGTGGGCTGGTGCCGCAGCGGAGCTGACGCTCGAGGTGGATGACCGACCGGATCACACCATCGAGTCCATCGCGCAGGCGTGCCGGATCAAGAAGCAGCGTGAGGGCCTGGACTTCGTGTTCATCGACTACCTGCAGCTGATCGAGTCGTCCAAGGGGCAGAACCGTGTTGAGGCTGTGGACCACATGGCCACTCGCGCACGGCATATCGCACGAAAGCTGGACTGTGTAGTGGTCGTGGCTGCACAGCTCAACCGCAAGATCGAGGACAACGGCGGCAAGCCCCGGCTGCCCGTGAAGTCCGACTTCCGCGAATCGGGTGGCATCGAGCAGACCGCTGATGCCGCAATCGTCCTCTCCCGACCGGTGGACGAAAACGGAGAAGAGGCCGACAAGATGCCCATGATGAACGTGACGTTCGTGAAGAACCGAACCGGCGTGGAGGGAACCATGCAGCTCCGCGAGCGGTTCGATCTGGCGATGTTCCAGTGAGCAAGCTGTGGCAGCGGGCCGACGAGTGGACTGAGCACGCCCCGTGTGCGGAGCAGATCGAGTTCATCATCAGCCCCGAGGAGCTAGGCCCGGTGCGTACGGCGGCGGTGAAGGCGACGTGTGGAACGTGCCCGGTTCGCCCCGAGTGCATCAAGCTGAACGTGCAGCCGCTGCCGGTGTTCGACAAGCCCAGGATCAAGCTGGCGTCCCACGCGATGTGGGTGGCCGGGGAGTGGCTCCCAGACCTCACTAAGCAAACCTCCGAGGAGCTGGAGGCAAAGCGGCAGCAGCTAGTCGATAGCTTGCCAATGGAAGAAGCTCGCCGCCCTTATAGCATGCGGTAAGTGTGATGTGTGTCCCAGGGTTGGGACACCTGTCAAGTAGCTATATTCCGCATTTTGGATGCGTATTTTCCGCGCCAGGCTTGTCGGACCTCGCCCGTACTGTGACGGACGCGCCGTGGCTGGGTGGTTGACCTGTCAAGAACGTCAGGTTAACCGACCCCCGACACGGAGCAGAACTAGAAAGTAGCTGGAAGTTGAGCCGCACCCGTAAGTCAGCTAAGGCAGCTGGATCGACGTTTGAGCGTCAGATCGCAGATTGCCTGCGAGATGCACTGTGTGACCCCAACATTCAGCGCGCACCACTGTGGGGAGCCGTCGACAAGGGCGACATAGTTAACGTGAGGATCGACGGGCATGACTTAGTTATACAGACTAAGAACGTAACCAAATTAGATCTTCCCAAAGGCGTCGGAGACGCTAAAGTTCAAGCGGTGAACGCAGAGGCTCTCGCGGGCCTGTTCGTCCACAAGCGGCACGGCAAGGGCGACCCCATGGACCAATGGGTTAGCTGTACGGTCGCAGAGTTAGTAGCGCTAATCACCAAGGTGCCGGTACACGCCCGCACTGCGGAAGGGATAGAGGGGAGGCGGGATTGACCGCCACACTGGAAGACAGCAGCAACGGATTCGACTGGCGCACCCGGTCGGTATGTACTGCGGAGGACTTCGACATGTCGTTCGACAGCGTCGAGGATCTGATCGAGAACGGCATGGCCAAGGATGAGGCTCATATCTTCTGCGCCACGACTGTCGAGCAGGCCAAGGCGGTATGCGCCCGGTGCCCTGTGATCAGTCAGTGCCGGGACGACGCGTTCTCCCGTGACGAGGAGTACGGCGTCTGGGGCGGAATGGCCCCTCAGGAGCGCAAGCAGGAGCGCAAGGTCTGGCTCCAGCTCCGCGTAGGCCCCGCAGTTCCCGAGGTCGTCGGGGAGGTTACAGACCCCGATGCGCTCAGCTCGAATCCCGCTGCGAATGCGAAGCTCACTCGCCGTAACGAGCGTGCCCGCATCGCCCGCGATCTGATCCTCCTCCAGCCGCATGACTGGAAGACCTGCACGCCCAAGCAGAACGGGACTCGTACCCGTGAGCAGCACCTGCAGGTCATGGACATGATCCTGGCCAGTCCGAGTGCAACGGCTGAACAGATCGCAAACCGCATCGGCAAGCGCGGGGAGTACGTGAACTCCATGCTCCGCGAAGCCTGTGCGGCGCTCGACATCGCGTAGCGCCATCCTTAAGGGCGGGGACTGGATTTTCGGATTCGGTTCCCGCCCTTGGTGTTTCACCGACACGAACAAGGTAGTACAATGCTTGGTACAATGGAAGTGACCGAAGTTGAGCCGCGCTCCTTCGGTACCCCCGTAGATGAATCTGTGACGCCGTCCGAAGCGCCTGCCTACGGGGGTTCTTCTTATTCGGACACTCCCATCATTTTCTGCCGCCGCCGTCGGCTGTGGCGTTCCGCCTGGCTCTGACCAGGCAATTCCTTCCTGTAATCACCTCTTACGGCCCCGTACCGTAATGGGTGATGAGCGACATTCACTGGGGCGGAAGCCTTTCCGATTCCGGCCAAATCCAAGTTCTCCATGAACAACTGGCGGCAGAGCAGGCCAAGCTGATGGCTGTCCGCAACCTGTGCCAGGCATGGCTGGACGGGTACGGTCCCGGCAGCCGAGCTGAGAATGTGTTTGGCCGACAGGTCATCTCGGTCGACTTCATCTACGAGAACATCGTGGGGTTGATCGATGCGTGAGCCCGATCTCGTCCTGACTCGCGACAACGGCACGGTGTACCTGAACCGCTGGCACGTGATCCCGCGCAACCGGTTCTTCAACGTCTACCTGCACCAGTTCCTGGGCAGCGACGACGACCGGGCGCTGCACGATCATCCGTGGTGGTTCGCGAGCCTCGTCCTCAAGGGCGGCTACTGGGAGCATCACGAGGACTGCTGGATGACTTGGCGCGGTCGGGGATCCTTCGCGATCCGCAGGGCGAAGACCGCTCACCGCGTGGAGCTGGACACCACCGTGGACTACGAAGCCATCCAGGATGGGGTGCCGTTCCTGGAGCTGCAGCGGCGCGAAAAGCCCGCTTGGACACTCGTTTTCACCGGCCCCAAGATCCGCTCATGGGGATTCCACTGCCCACAGGGCTGGATCCACTGGCGGCGATTCGACAAGCGCAACGGATGTGGAGAGAAATGACCGAGCAGGAACTCAAGGAACGCGTACTCAAGCTGCGCCTTGATCTGGTCGCTGCCGAGGCCGAGCTGGACGAGTTCCAGAAGTCGGACGCGCACTTCCCCGAGCACACCATCTTGATCGAGAAGACCACAGACACACTCCCGGTCGTCCTGGTCCGTACACGCCAGTATCGCGACGGCCACGGTCACACCGTCGCAGGCAAGGGATCTGCGTGGATCGCCATCCACAAGGACGGATCCCACACGTTCTACGAGACCCGAGACGACTTCGTCGCCAACCAGGGCGGCCCCGGCATGTTCGAGGAGGTTTACCGCCCGTGAGCGCAGAGATCATCACCGATGACGACGCCCTGGCTGAGATTGAGACGGCGCAGCGTGAGGCAGGTGTCGAGGCCGATGAGGTCAAGGACCGGCTGAACAAGAATCTCTCCTCCGACGAGGAGACGCCGGAAGAGGCTGCGGCCAAGGACAAGTTCCACCGGATCCCGAACCGCACCATGCGGCGCAACCTGACCCGGCTGCGTGGTGAGGTCAAGTCGAACCGGTCCCGCATCCGCCGCCGCGTCTACCGCGTCCGCGACTACTACGAGGCCAAGTGAGCGCCAGCCTCAGCCGTGAGCACACGCACGTGCGGCTTTCGGTGCGCGACAGTCTGCTTGAGCAACGCGCCACTCTCCTGAGGGAGCGGCGCGAGGCCGAGTTCACCATCAAGGCGCACACCACCGCTATTGAGGCGGTCACGGACATCATCGACGCAATCGACAGGATTGGACAGAAGTGAGCGCAGGCGAAGTCATCACCACCAGCAGCACTGGTGCGCAGAAGGCTGGGAACCTCGAGCGGTTCGACCTGATCCCCGTCGAGGCCCTCCGTGAGCTGGCCGAGCACTTCGGTCGCGGTGCGTTGAAGTACGACGACCGCAACTGGGAGAAGGGCTACGAGTGGGGCAAGTCCTACGCAGCCCTGTGCCGCCACCTGACGCAGTTCTGGGCCGGTGAGGACATCGATCCTGAGACTGGGTCGAAGCACATCATCGCGGTCGCCTGGCACGCATTTGTGTTGGCTACCTTCATGGATCGGTTCCCCGAGTTCGATGACCGCGTCATCCTGGAGACCGTCGAGGGTGTCATCAACGATGCGGGCCTGTTCGTCCGCGCCGTCGATGTACAACACCCCTTGGAGGTCACCTCCCTCGCGGAAGAGTGGACCCGTCAGTTCGACTGGCAGATCAACACGAGCAGCCCCGCTGGGTCGACCTACAAGTGGCTGGCCGACGGTGAGTGCGGTCCCGGCTGGTATGTCCTCTATCCCGAGGATGACGAAGCCTTCTGGTCCTTGGAAAACGTCGGCAGGGCACTCGGACAGTACGACCGGTTCGTTCGAGTGTGATCACCGCCATTGTCGCGCTGCTGTCACTCCTCCTCGGAGTGGCAGTGGCCGATCTGGTCGCACAAGCCGTAATCATCTGGAAGATCAACGATCTCGCTTCCTGTAATCACTCTGGAGCGCGGGATACGTTGTCGGATATGGAGAATCAATGAGCGCCAAGATCCTGGTACTCGACATCGAGCGTCAGTCGGCCCTCGTTGACGGCGTGTGGGAGGGCAAGCAGTTCTCGACGTGGGTCGACCCGTCCCGTGTCATCGAACCTGCCCGCACCATCTGCTTTGCCTACCAGTGGCTCCACGAAGGCAAGACCCGCTTCGTGTCCGAGTGGGACGGTGGATTCCAGCAGGACAACCAGGCTCACACGCCTGGCGGTGGTCATCAGCTGATGATCCAGAAGGCCCGCGACCTGTTCGATGAGGCCGACTACATCGTCGGATTCAACTCGAAGAACTTCGACGTGAAGTACCTCCGCGCCGACATGTGGATGTACAACCTGCTGCAGCCAGCTCCGCACACCGACATCGACCTGATGCAGCAGGCCACCAAGAACTTCAAGCTGTACGCCAAGTCGATGAAGTACCTGGCCAAGGTGAAGGCCATGGAGGGCAAGGAGCAGACGGAGAAGGGGCTGTGGCGCAAGCTGCGGTTCGCCGACGGTGACGTTCTTCGCCGCGCTCAGCGCTCCATGAAGAAGTACAACATGCGCGACGTGGATCAGACCATCGAGATCTTCGAAGACATGCGTGGCTGGCTGTCGGGCATGAACCTGGGTCTCTACGAGAACGGTCTGGGTCCGTTCTGCCCGAACTGCGCCTCGGAGGACATCCAGTACCGAGGCTGGGCTGGGAACCGCACGTACAAGTATCGCCGCTTCCAGTGCAACAAGTGCGGCAAGTGGGGCCGGGACTCCAAGTCGTTCGAGTCCATCTCCGCTCTCGGAATCGCTTAGGAGACAACATGACCGCCCAGATTGCCGGGTTCGGCACCGCTATCGACTTCCTCCCACACGAGCCCGTCGGCTCCGACTGGGTCTTCCGCAATGTGCCCATGGACCGGCTCGATGAGTTCTTCGACTACATGGCCACCGAAGATGGCAAGCAGATCCGCAAGAACGTCATCGCACAGTGGCTGCTCGCCACGGGCGGTTGCACTGTGGCCGAGTACAACTCGATTGTGCGTGAGGTTCCGGCACCGTGAGCATCCGCACCGAGGACATCCCGCTGATCAAGCAGCTCGAGGACGTGCTAGTGGGGGAGTTGGACCGCCAGTACCTCGACGGCGAGATCGAGTCCGACTCCACAGGGTCGGCTCACTTCGACGCTGTGGACGGTGAGATCACCGGCAAGCCCGACTGGTTCAAGGTCGTCAGGGCGGTCGTGGAAGCACTGTGGGAGGAAGAGGGCCGATGACTGGCCTGTTCCTGCTCCTGGGCTGCGCCCTCACCTTCACAGGTATGGGCATCTTCATCTACGACGCGGCCACGATGCCCGTCGCACCGCCGCCCATCGAGATCATCGTCATCCTCGTACTCATCTTCGGTGGCCTGCTCACCATGGTCGGCGCGCTGGTCAGCGAGGCTTCCCGCTGATGGCCATCGTCGCCGCCTACATCCTCATCATCTGCATCCTCTACCGCGTCCTCAGTCCCTAGGAGTAACCATGACCATCTGGAAACCGGTCCCGCACATGGCCTTCGCCGACTACGAAGCCTCCAACGAGGGCGAGATCTTCCTCAAGGAGTACGAGCGCCAGTTCTCCACGAAGAACAAGTCGTGGACGAAGACCTACGGCGGCAAGGTCTTGCAGCCGCGCATCCGCCCCACTGGCCTGTCTGCGGGCAAGCACCCCGTCGTTGGGGTCCGCACCTCGACTGGTGGCTCCAAGGAGAAGCGTGTCGCGCTCCTGGTGGCCTCCGCGTTCCACGGGCTGCCATATGACCCCGAGGACAAGAGCGACCTGCAGCAGTGGCGTCTGGTCTTCATCGACGGCGACACCCGCAACTGCCGACCCGAGAACCTCGAGTGGGCTCGTGCCATCACGGGTGACACCGCCGACTTCTACGACCAGAACCGTCGGGCGTGGGAGGCAGCCAAGAAGGAGTCCGCTGAGTCCTTCATGCGCCGCATGTATGGCGACGACTTCGACCAGGAGGAGTGGGATGCGCTGGAAGCGGCGTAAGCCCCGCCGTCGGATCGACTGGCCCGAGTTCTGGGAAGACGTGATCGACGTACTCACCTTCGCCTGGGTTTTCACCCTGCTTGACGACCTGACCGACTAGGAGAGACATGAGCTACCTACTCTTCACGAAGTACGGCATCCGGCACACCGTGTTCACCCACCTGCCCGCCGCGAAGGGTGTTCGCACCCGTGAGTACAAGGGCAAGGGCGACATCTACGAGGTCGTGCCGACTGTCGGTGCCGGTCCTCGCCTCGAGCTGGTGGACAGCCAGTGAGCGACATCGACGTGATGGCCGCGATCATCGAGCAGAAGGCCTACGGCAAGGACACTCTGGAGCGCGTCTACCGTGCCACGACGAAGTCCTCGAATGCCGCCGCACAGGCCCTGTACGCAGCTGGATTCCGCATGGGGGCAGGAACGGTCGACCAGACGCAGAACGACCGTCTGACGGCCATTGAGGGCCGACTCTCGCGCATCGAGGGCTACATGGTGATCCGATGAGCCTGATCATGCCGATGATGATCGGCCACCAGACCATCGGCTCCATTGTCATCAGCCGCCTGGAGAAGCTCTCCGACAAGGACACTTACCTGTATGAGTGGGAAGTGTTCATGAAGGAGGGTCGCACCCTTCGCAGCGACCGGGATCAGGAGTGCTACACCGGCACCGTTGAGCATGACTACGACGACGGCGCTGTGAAGCTGATCCAGAAGGTGATGGCGGCAGTCCCTTGAGCCTGGCGTCCACACCGGCCCAGCGAGCCGCCTACCTGGCGGGAATGTGCAAGTGGTGCTTCGTGAATCGGCACCGAGCTGGCAGTCCCGAATGTGAGGCCTGCTGGAAGTTGAGAGGAACCGGCGCGACAATGCGCCCCGCACGAGAGGTATTCCCATGACCACACGACAGGACAAGGCCCGCAAGAAGTTCCGCCAGACCCGTGGCTACAATCCCAGCGAGAGCCAGCTGACCAGCTACATGGCCACCCTGCCTGCGACGTTCTACGACAGCGGCAGCTACGACAGCGGCTCGTCGTCCAGCTACGACTCGGGCAGCTCCTACTGTGACTCGGGCAGCTCGTTCTCCGACGGCGGAAGCTGCAGCTTCTAGTCGTTCGCACAACATCGAAGTCCTCTCTCCCATGAGATAATTGGGGGAGAGGACTTTTTGCATTGCCGACATCCAGTAAGAACGGCCCGCGTTCCCGAGGCCGCACTGGTGGGAAGTACGAACGGGCGAAGTGGCGCGTCCTGAAAGCAAATCAGATCTGCGCCCACCCCGACTGCCGCAAGCTCATCGACCTGGACCTGAAGTGGCCAGATCCCATGAGCCCCACCGTGAACCACATCATCCCCGTCAAGGATCTCGCGTGGGACGACCCACTCACCTACTCGGTGGAGAACCTCGAGCCCATGCACCTCGTGTGCAATCAGCGCCTCGGTGCGGGTCCACGTAAGAAGAAGCCGAAGCATCAGCAGTCCCGCAACTGGCGGGAGTAGGAGCAGCATGAACCCCAGCGTCGGACGAATCGTCCACTACCACTCGTACGGAACGCCGGGTGGTGAGTACCTTCCCGAGCCCCGCGCCGCGATCATCACGGCGATCCCCGAGTATCTCTCGGAGGAGCCGAATAGTGGTCCACCAGGCTATGTTCCGGCAGTGAGCCTGTGTGTGCTCAACCCGACCGGCATGTTCTTCAATGTCGAGGTGAAGTACGCAGAGGAGCCCACACCGGGGCGCTGGAGCTGGCCACCACGGGTCTGAGCAAACACATGTTACACTAGAAGTAGGCGTAAGCGCACACGAATGGTGTAGCGCAGCAAACATCATTCAAGGTTAGGAATCACATGGCATCCCCCGAGAATCCGTTCGTTCCACTGGACCCATCGGACTACAACCTTTCCGGGTCGGCGGCTGCCGAGGCTGCATTGGCGGGCATTTACAAGCCGCTCGTCGGCGCTGGACCGCATCCTGACCTGACCCTGGCCGAGCTGAACCAGCGATTCGATGGCACCGGCACCGCACCTGCACACACGTTCCCGACGCCACAGAACTGATGTTCTGAGGTCATAGGCCCTCAAGAGGCCCTCGGTCAGCGAATGTGCTGGTCGGGGGCCTTTTTGGTTGTCCTGTAATCACTCCTGATCGCGGTCTAATCTTGTTCTTGTCCGGTTCAACAGGGACCGGAACGAAGCGGTACAAGATCGGGAACCCCCTCCCAAATCCCAAGTCTTTCAGGGGATTCCCACGACTACTTGGGCATGAAGCACCCAACGGTCACCCGACTACCGGGCGCGGTAGTCAACCGACCATCAGGCCGATGACACCTGATGGTCACCTATGGGCGTAGCTGACAGGAAAGCAACGGTCTCCAAAGCCGTGACACGCAGGTTCGAATCCTGCCGCCCGTGCGTTCGTTCGGTCACGACCGAACACCGAACACCTGAATCTTGATAACTACATAGCGATTATGTTTCAAAATGATTTTCATTGGGGCTGTACTGGTTTCGATTGCGAACCGAGTCCATGGAAGCGTGCCGGGAAGATACGCCCGTAACAGTTCACCCTTATAAGCGCTGCTTTTGTCGCTGCTGATTACGCCGTAGGTGTGTGATCCGGTGGGGTTCAGAGTTTCACCCGTTTTCTGAACTATCCCACCGTCATTCAAACGGGGATCCCTGCAGAGTCGCACCTCAGTCAGGCTAAATTCTTGGTGATGCATGAACGTACCGGACGGGCGTCCCACCCCGACCGGCAGCACACAGTGGGACTACGCACGTAGAAGAATGAGTACAGAGAACGTAAGACGCGGGTTCGATTCCCGCCAGCTCCACTGTGGTTTCTTGCTTCCCGAAAAAGCAAGTGGTGGAAGACGATCTGGGTCTTAGGCAACTCCGATCAGTCCTCGGCGTCCCAGTCCGCCGTCACCCGACTGGGGTAATGGGGTATAGCCACAATGGCAGTGGCACCGGGCTGTTAACTCGGAAGAGTGTTGGTTCGAGTCCAGCTACCCTAGCGTAGCGGGAGGTCGGTGGTTCGAGTCCACCAGTGAGCTGAAAATGCTCGCTTAGCTCAGTCGGCAGAGCGCCCGCGTTACTTTGAGGTATGGCTCATAAGCCAGGGAGACCTGGTGAAAGGGGGGAGTGACATCTCCTCGCCCGCAAGGGTTCTCCATGCAATGTCGCTGCAGTGAAGATCGTTTACGGCGGTCTTCGAGATGCGAGCTACGCCCAGGTGTCCAGTGCCGTGAACCGGTGGGACGCACCATGCCGTACGTGCGGCTGAAAGGGCCATTGAGCGAGTGTGGGTATGCAGGGCAAGGTGGAAGAACAGTCTGAGGCTTGGCAGCTAAGGGCGGTCACCATGATCGTTGTGAACTGGTCGACGGATCAGGGAATACGTGAGTATGCGATGCACCTCGCCAGGGTGAAGCATTGGAGGCGTGAAGCATTCTGTGCCCCAAAAGGGTTCGGAACTTCATGGGGAAGCACGTCTCTCGTCAAACAACACCATGCTATTGGTTAGCAAACTGTCTTGAACACAGTTGTCGGGGTTCAATTCCCCACAAGCAAAAGTTCTTCCCCTGCCGATAAGCAAAAGCGCCTTAATCCCCGACTGTGGAGCAGAATCGGGGCCGCACAATAGTCTCGCAAGGTGAGTGTGGTTTGTAGGCAAGTAGTGCAGCCATGGGACGGCCATCCTAACGGCGAAGCGAAAGTCGCAGAGTAGCTTTCGGTATGACGAGTGGTTCACGTACGAACCAGGCGTTGCACGTACGCGGGGGACCGCGTGGACAAGTCGGGAATCCATAATCCGACGAAAGCGTGTGGACGGGAGGTTTAGTCTCTAGCCCTCCCAACACAATCGGATAGTCGTCCAGCGGGGGCGGTGGGTTTTTCGCGAGCCCACGAGCAGGTTCGAATCCTGACTTTCCGGCGTTACCCTGCCGAAAACATCCAACTACAATTTCGGGTTGTTTGTTTGCCTGGACAGCGGGCAGGGTTCCAATCTCGTCTCTCTCCTATTGGTGAAGTGATCTCAGGCTGTAACCCTGAGCCCTGCGGGGTGTGGTGGTTCGAATCCATCAGGCGAGACGTTCGGCGAAGAGGTGCCTACTCCACCTGTGGACACGGTGAGAGTTCTTAGGGCCGTCCCCAGTCTGGGCTTCGCTATGGGTGGCGCATCGAACACGCCCCCATCGGCTAGTGGAGAGGTGAGCCGACTGAATTGCCTTTCCAGCCAAACCTGACCGGGTTCGTTAATTCCGTAGTTCCTCCCCGGTGGATCCACAAATTCGAACATGCGGAGTGTGTTGGTCTCACAGCAGAGTGAGAGACCAGGCTGGTCACCTAACTTCGGGTCGCTCCCGAGCCAACGACCAATTGTCTTCTCGACTAACGGCAAGTCACCAGGCTCTGACCCTGGCAATTGAGGTTCGAATCCTTGGGGGACAACGCATTCGGGATATGGTGTAAGGGTTAGCGTACCGGCGTTGGAGACCGGAAGACATGGTTCGAGTCCATGTATCCCGACGAGATGGGTTGTTGGTGACCTCCGCTTAACGGGAACCATCATCTGGCAAGTGAAGCAGCGGGGAGTCCCGCGACCGGCGTCGAATACCGGGAAGCCGTCATGGAGCTTGGGGATCAAGACCTCCGCTTGCCGCCCAAGGGAGAACGGAGCCCACCAGGTGGTGGGGACCGATTGCTAATCGGCTCGCAGCCCCGCTGTGTGGATCGTGCCCACTCTTCTCCGCGTGAACGCATACAAGTGCAGTGCATGTAAGCGCCCGGTCGGCCTGATGGTCGACGCGAAGGGCGAGCCCGAGATCTTCAAGTGCCCGAACACCGGGCGTGTGGCCACGGCCACGAAGTGATGAGACCACGCCGTCGACGGAACTGGTGAACCGTCATCGCCGAGGCGTCAGACCTGCAGCTCGATTGCGTTTCGACTGCATGATGGAAGTATCGGCTCAATCGTGTTGTAGCTCAGTTGGAAGAGCGGCGGCTTGAAAACCCGCAGGCCCAGGTTCGGCTCCTGGCATCACGGCGCAAAAGGGAAACCAGATCCGTCCGCTACTGGTGAAAAGCGGCGCAGGCCATGGAGATACACAGGCAGCCTGGGAAAATTGCCCCCATGTAACAACTCGATGCCGATGACCCAGTGAGGCGATAAACAACCTGGGCACATTGCGCGGTGGTGTAACGGGAACATCCTGGTCTCATAAGTCAGGGCTTCGGGTTCGAATCCCGGCTGCGCAACAAGGACGCCTGTACTAGTCAGGCGTTAGAGCCTTGGACAATGGCGTGCCCCGCGAGTGGGTGCGTGAAAACCATGGCGTCAAACGTGAAAGGCATGAGTTGACCGAGAAGCTGAAGAGCGGCGTGGCCCACAAGTCCATCGTGGAGACTGTGAACGCACTGATCGACCGCATCGACGCCCTCGAGGCCGAGGCTCCCGCAGAGGAGCAGGCAGCCCCTCGGAAGGCCGTACGCAAGCCGAAGTCGGAGCCAGCTCCGTCGGCTGAGCTGAGTGAGGCGAAGCTCCCGGCTGAGTGATCAGCCATTCCCGATGTTGAGCAACGGAGCGCTCAATGGGCTACGAACCCATATTCGCATGCAGGTTCGAATCCTGTCATCGGGTCCATACCTCTTGTAGCTCAATGGAAGAGCAGCGGTTTGTGAGACCGCAGACGACGGATCGTTACCGTCCAGGGGGACCGTGCGGACATGCCCATATCGCCCCGCGCCATGGCTAGCGGGATCAGCGACGTATCGGTAGGCAGAGGTGGCCACCTTTCGGGTTCGAGTCCCGGTGTTCCGCTCTATGAAGGCAGAAATACTCGCAGTTGACGAGCACGACGGCCAGGAGATCTACACCTACGTCATCTACTCGACTGCACTGTGTGTCGAGATGACTGAGTGGATAAGTAGCGGCCTGCAAAGCTGACTTACGCCGGTTCGAATCCGGCTCTCGATTCTAGGAGAGACTGTGGGAGCACAACTCTCGGTAGCCGAAGCCGAAAGGATGCGGGCTGCCATCGACTGGGTGGAGAACCATCCGGTCAGCAAGGAGCGCCACGCGCAGCTGGTGGAGGCTCTCACGCATGAGATGAAGGTGAATGACGCGACCACCGATCTGCGGGTCTGGTTCAACCGGGCTATCCAGATTAACGACGCGTTGAACGAAACTCACGGGCGGATCCCTGATCTGGGGGACTGGCCGGGAGACATGGATCTGTAGCCCAAATGGAAGAGGCAACAGGCTTAGACCCTGTTCAGTGTGGGTTCGACTCCCTCCAGATTCACCATGCTCGACTAGGCAAACTAGGCAAAGCCGCAGGCCTCAAACGCCAGTGTTTGTGAGTTCGAATCTCACGTCGAGTACTTCGGGATGTTGGTATAAACGGCAATTACTGCAGACTCTTAATCTGTCAAATCTGGGTTCGAATCCCAGGCGTCCCACTGTGATGTCGTCCAACGGTTTAGGGCACCGATCTGATACATCGGAAACCAGGGTTCAACTCCCTGCTTCACTACCACTTCGCGGCAGTTCCGGAAAGTGCTGGGCGTCCTAAGCCTGAGCAAGGGTGTTCGAGTCACCTCTGTCGCACAACACAATTCAACATGGGGTATTCATCTAGTCTGGCTCAGGATGCGACACTTCCACTGTCGTCACGAGGGTTCGAATCCTTCATACCTCACCGCCCCTCTCCAAGCCTCTCTGCGATGCTCAAATGGGGAGGGCCTAATCCCCACTCGTCCAATGGGAGGGCACCGCGCTTACAACGCGAGGACGGGAGTTCGATTCTCTCGTGGGGAACGTCGACCTGACGAGGTCACCGGGGACCGGGTACCCGGCTTAGCGGCAAACACCCGTCCAGGCTGGATTTGCTCATGTTGGCTTGAGCACCTACCTAGTAAGTAGGAGTACGTCGGTTCGATTCCGACATCCAGCCCCATGTTCAGTCCGCTCTTGTGTTCAACATTGTTGAACTGCATGAAGGCTGAACGCTCTGGGGGCGCATGTTCCAAGGTGGCGACCGACCCTTGCAAGGTTGGTGGGCGAGTTCGATTCTCGTCGCTTCCACGCTCAGTATGCAGATCGTAGGCCTGTAGGGTACGAAATGCATACTCGCACAATAGGTCGCGTAGGCGACCATATAATCCCGTCATCATCTAGAGGCCTAGGATGCCACTCTGTCGAAGTGGTCACACGGGTTCAAATCCCGTTGGCGGGACCAAGGGAGGGGCACGCGGAAGCGTGTCTTCAAAGTCGGTGCATTCCGCGCCTCCCGGCAATGGTTCATTGGTGTAATGGCAGCATCGCAGGTTCTCAACCTGTTGGCAGGGGATCGTAACCCCTATGAACTACGTTGACCCTCAGCTTCGGCTGGGGGTCTTTTTTTATGCCCTGACCTGCGATTACAGGATCGTGGGATTCTACTCAGCGTGAGCATGAAGAAAGCATTGATCGCGATTCCCGTTGCGGCACTGGCCAGTTCGGTGCTGCTGGTGGGGTGTGGTGACACCACCATCTCCTGCGAGTCGATGAGCAGCGTTGCGCTGCAGTCGATTGAATCCCCGCTGCCCCTCAAGCCTGGTGGTGGCGGCGGTACCGGTGGCCGTGGAGGCTCGAGCGGAGGCAGCCGTAGTGGCGGCTCCTACGGTGGAAGCAAGCCGAAGCCCGCTGCTCCGCGTCCTCAGCCGAAGCCCGCGAAGCCCCCGCAGTCGGGTAACACGACGATCATCAACCATCCTCCCGGCTATCGGGACCGTGGCGGATCCGATCCTATGATGCCGTTCATCGGTGGCCTGCTGGTCGGTGACGCACTGTCCGACGGCGGTGGCAACCATGGTGGCGGCAATGGCGGTCGCTGCTGATGCCCGCCCTCGGAGCCCTCACTGTCAAGCCGTACCCCGGCCAGGAGATGTGGGTTCAGGCCCTGGCCGACGGCGACTACGAGATCGGTGTGCAGTTCAACAGGGACCAGTACACGATGATCGAGGTCAACCGCGAGGCGCTGGAGCAGCTCTCCACGAACATCATTGCGGTGCTGCTCGATACGGGCCTGTGAACCCGCTCGTCTTCCTTCTGATCCTCCTCTTCTTCGGCCTGTCGTTGGCCGTCCTCATGAACTAAGGATTCCCTTGAGCACAACCCTTGCCCCGAAGGTCGTCTCGTTCGCCAGCGAGATCGATCAGGCAACGATCGATCAGGCCAAGCAGATCGCGTCGATGCCGTTCGTCTACCCCCACTTGGCGCTGATGCCGGATGCCCACTCGGGCAAGGGTTCTGCTGTGGGAACGGTGATCCCGACAAAGGGCGCTGTGATCCCCGCTGCGGTGGGTGTGGACATCGGCTGCGGCATGATCGCGGTGAAGACCCGATTCACTTGGTCGGAGATTCGGGACACCGACACTCATGGCCTGGACGTGCTACGCCGCCAGATCGAAGAGGCGATTCCGCTGTCGCCGGGGAACTACAACTCGACCCTGCAGCGCTTCTCGTTCACCCGCCAGAAGCATGAGGAGCTGATCCAGCTCCAGCAGCAGAACGACGTAGACCTGTCCCATTCCCCGAAGTGGATGGAGCAGCTGGGCTCCCTCGGCGGCGGCAACCACTTCATCGAGTTGTGCGTGGACGACGAAGACAACGTGTGGCTGTTCCTGCACTCGGGGTCTCGTGGTGTGGGCAACAAGATCGCCCAGGTCCACATCAAGGCGGCGCAGGCGCACTGTAAGGAGCGCTACGGATACAGCCGCGACAAGGACCGCAGCATGTACAAGCTGCCGCACCAGGACTTGGCATTCCTCGAAGAGGGAACCATCGCGTTCGACACGTACCTCAACGAACTCGAGTGGGCACAGCGGTTCGCCTACCTGAACCGTGCCGAGATGATGGACCGCTACATCGAGGTCTTCGCCTGGTGGCTGGGCGTGCAGGCCCAGCGGGTTGAGGTCGCACGAGTGAACTGCCACCACAACTACACGGTGCCGACGTGGATCGACGGTGAGCGTGTGTGGTTGACCCGCAAGGGGGCTGTGGACGCCACTGAGGGCAAGCTGGGCGTGATCCCAGGCTCGATGGGCACCCGCTCGTATGTGGTGCGCGGTAAGGGCAATGAGGACGGTTTGAAGTCCGCTCCTCATGGAGCTGGCCGACGCTTCTCTCGCACCAAGGCCAAGGAGCACTTCACGGTCGATGACCTGAAGGCCCAGATGCAGGGCATCGAGTGGCGCGAGGACATCGCGGAGAAGCTCGTGGATGAGATCCCGTCCTGCTACAAGGACATCGACCAGGTCATGGCCGATGCGGAACCCCTGGTGGAGGTCGTCACCTCGATGCGCCAGGTACTGAACGTGAAGGGCACCTAGATGGCCGAGGTCGCACGGATCACCCTGCAGCGCCAGCGCACCAAGTGTCTGGGCCTGAATCTGGACTATTACAAGACCGAGGAAGAACGGCTGAAGCGGTTCTGGTTCAGCGCCTCGGACGACAACGACTACTCCCATGAGCAGTGGCGTGTCATCGACGTGGACAACTTCGTGGCTGTCCCACCACTCCGCGACCACTCTCTTTCCACCTGCTATGCGCGAATCACTGAGGAGCGCGTGGCCGTAATCAACTCGGAGATCTCATGACCGACCACACCGCAATCGACATCGACTTCGATCCGCTCGTCCAGCGCATGACTGGCGTTGCGCGACACGGCAATACGTTCTTCGACGTGCCGTACGTGTCCCAGATCGAGGGTGATCTGTGGCAGGGCGGCTGCCGTGACGACCTGGTGCTCCCCGGCAACATCATGAACGTGGTGTCGCTGTACCCGTGGGAGCGGTACGAGATCAAGCATGAGGTCGACACCGAGCTGTACGTCCGCATGTACGACTCGGAGGACCAGGGGTTCGAGCAGGTCGAGTCACTGGCCGAGTTCGTCAACGACCGTCTCGATTCGGGGCCGGTGCTGGTGCATTGCCAGGCGGGTCTGAACCGTTCCTCCTTGCTTGCGGCGAAGGTACTGCATCAGCGGTACGGCTGGTCGGGTGATCGGATCCTCACGCACCTGCGGATGAAGCGTTCGCCAGCTGTGCTGTGCAACCGGTCATTCCAGCGCGAGGTGCAGTCGTGGCCGGGGACGGACTGAGACACGGAGCGTCCCGCTACAACAAGGGATGCCGGTGCTTGATCTGCACCGAGGAGAAGACCGCCTCACAGCGACGGTGGCGGCAGAAGAAGGGGTTGGGTACCGGCAAGGTCGGTACCCCCCGCAAACGCACACAGCAGGCCCGTGGTGGCCTGCCATGGGATTGGACGCATTAGTGAGCCAGCAGAAGGCAATTGACCACATCTCAAAGGCTGAGGGGTGGCATATCGTCAGCACCCTCCACCACGGTGATGACCGAATGACCCGCACCTACGTCCATCTTGATCGTGGGGTGGCAATGGTCGGCTGGACTGGCGAGCGCCTAACCCGGCTGTCATGGATCAACAAGTACAACGATTCGCCAGCCGTGATCCTCGCCGCCGATAGTCGATTCGAGCTTGCGACGGCCATTCTCACGGGGGAGCGGACACGATGACCCCGCAGGAGTTCTATCAGAAGGTCGAGTGGGAAGGTGGCCTCGCTGAGGCTGTCTTCAGCTACGGCCTGAATGACAGCGACCTGGACGATTCGGACCCCGTGCTCAAGGAGGCGATCCGCGCCTTCTCGGTGATGGGTCAGCTCTACGACCGGGCGAACTACCTCCTCCAGAAGCATGACCCATTCCTGGAGGGCGACGAGTGACACTGCGCATCAACGTGTTCGGCGTCGAGATCGTCACCGTGGTCCTGGACCTCGAGGATCTCGTCGCCACCACGGGGGAGGCACCGCGCCTGACGGTGCTGGACAAGGGCGTTAAGAAGATGTCCAACCTCTGGGTCTCGAGGATGAATAAGTGAGCCTCAACCCCATTGAGAAGCTGCAGACGATTGAGCGGATCGCGTCTACTGCGAGCTGGCAGGAACGCGCCATGACGCCGACGCACTTCGCCCGATTCTGCGCTGAGATCCTGCGCGTGATCGACATTGATGAGCTGGATCAGACGTGCCCCCGCTGTGGGTCCATCGACACTTGGTGGGCTCCCGGCGCGGACGGTCACGAACTCGTCTGCAACACGTGCAGATTAGGCACCTGACCTGCGATTACAGGACCGTGTGAGGGTATCGGCATGAGCTACTACTGGTTCAACAGCAACCCGGTCGAGATGGGTAAGCGCATCGAGCTGACCCGCGACCAGCTGGGCTTGATCGAGGCCACTCCGAACTTGCGCCGTGCCTCCCTTGGAAATGCGGTGCTATTCGGTGGGCCACTGCTTCGTCAGCTTCTCCCGCATGCCCCGCTTGTTGGCGACCATAAGCATGTGTTCGTGGACACGAAGGTGTCGATGTTGATGCCTGGCTGGTGGCCAGCGATCCCCGGCTGGCACACCGACGGCGTGCCACGTGTGGTGCCACAGCCGCCTGGATTACTGCCTGGCGTGAAGCTCTACAGCTCTGCGGCTGCGGGTAAGCCGTCGCTGGTTGAGCAGGCGAACCAGCATCTCGATGGTTATCGGCCTCGGTACCACACCATCCATGTCGGCAACGATTGCCCCACCGAGTTCATCGACGGTCTTCTGCGTCTGCCTATCGATCACGACACGGACGAAGAGATGTACGCGGAGATGACCCGCAAGATCGACGGCTGCTCAACGCTGCGGAAGTTGAAAGCCCCTGAGGGCCAGTGGATGACGTGGGACTGGTGGAACATCCACCAGGCTACGCAGGCCACCCAGCGTGGGTGGCGACTGTTGGTGCGGATCACGGAATCCGATCAGCCCCCGGTGGATTCGGACTTCATCCGGCCACAGAACCAGGTCTATGTCCCGAAGGAGTTTGGCTGGTGAGCAGAGGATCGTACTTGCCGCGTGAGCACACCGGCTTTCAGCAGCGGGTCAATGAGCAGGCCACCAGCGGCCTGGTGATCGACTCGGATGACCTGTACGGGCGTCACAGCTTCCAGGTGATCCACGAGTTTGCTGCGGGTGAGCGGGAGTCGGCAGTGTATGCCCGACCGGGCGCGTCGTACTTCGTTCGCAGCGACATTGATGGAGTGGAAGGGATTTGGCCGCGATGACACGACGCGTACTGATCACCGGCAGCCGCGACTGGGCCGACCACCACGCCGTCGAGTTCGCCCTCCGTAACGAGCTGGAGGGACACGGCGAGATCCTGATCCTCAACGGCATGTGCCCCAGTGGTGCGGACTTCCACGCTCATCGGTGGTATCTCAATCACAGCTCGAAATGGGTTGCAGAGAAGGAGTTCCCCGCCGACTGGGGTCGTGACTGCACTGGCAGCTGCTACCACAAGCCGCGCTTCAAGAACGGCCAGCGGTATTGCCCGATTGCGGGCCACCTGCGCAACCAGGCCATGGTCGACTTCGGTGCCGACGTGTGTTTGGCGTTCCCGCTGAAGGATTCGCGTGGCACGTACGACTGCATGAAGCGGGCGAAGAAGGCTGACATCCCGGTGCGCAACCTCGGGTTCGGCGGGGAGCGCTGCCTGCCTGGCCTCAACTACCACTCCGATCCTCACAGGGGGTGCATTCTCCGGTGAGAGTCCGTCTGGAAGTCGAGACCCACACGGGTCGCAGGATCGGGGCGTCTGTCCCCATTGCCAATGCGCTGCCCAACTGGCGGATGCCCAAGCAGAACGAGTTCAACGAAGAGCGTGACCGCCTGCGCCGCGCCGTCGAGCAGATCTACACCGACATTGAAAGGGAGCTGTACGGATGAGCAACGTCTGGTTTACATCCGACTTGCACATCGGCCACCGCAGGATCGCCGCCAGTCGCACCCAGCGGGCCGACGGCACACCTGCCTACCCCGACCTGAACAACATCCCAGAGTTCTTCGGGGACTACGAGATCCACAGGATCAACGAGATCATGGCCGATGCGTGGGATGAGACAGTCTACGAGGCGGATGTGGTCTGGGTGTTGGGCGACATCTCGGCAGGCACCACCAAGGGCCAGGAGGACGCGCTGAACTGGTTGCGGCAGCGGCCAGGCCGGAAGCGTTTGATCTCAGGTAACCACGATGGCGTTCACCCGATGTACCGCGATGCCAACAAGTGGTTTCCGCAGTACTTGGAAGTGTTCGAGTCGATTTCGACGGCGGCACGGATCCGCATTCCACTGGAGGGTGAACAGGGGCACCTGAGCGCCCTTCTGAGCCACTATCCGTATGACGGTGACCATACGGCCACCGACCGCCACACTCAGTGGCGTCTGCGCGACGAGGGGCTGCCCATCATCCATGGGCACACCCATTCAACGAAGCGGGTCAGTCACTCGCGGGGGCATTCCCTGCAGCTGCATGTGGGGGTCGACGCCCGTGGCGCTCACCCCACGCCGTTGGGTGACTTGGCGGCAGTGATTCAGACGAAGCATAAGTGGGAGGGGAAGCTGTGACCGAGTTCTACACCATCATCGCCCGCGACGGCGACGAGCTCACCGCCGACACACAGGCAAGTAGCAACGCGCACAACAGTGTTCGTTCTTACAAGACACAGAAGGCGGCAGAGTCTGCCATCACTCGAGGTGCGCGGGTACCTGGCCTGAAGTACTCGGTGCTGGGTACGTACATCGCTGACGATGGCACTGTGACCACGCGCTGGGCTGGCGGTGAGGTGTGACCGACCGGAAACGGTTGGAGCAACGAATCTACTGGGCGTTGCACACGATTCGGCAGTCGTGGGGCTGGGAAGACAGCGCCCGCCAGGTGATGGACCAGCTGGAGGATTTGTTCCCCGGCGAGATGGAAGCCGCAGCCCGCATTGCCGAGCTGGAGGGCGAGCTGAGCGCTATGCGTTCGAGCCGTGACGCTGCGGTGATGCAACTACGTGCCCGTGTTGTACGGGATGAGAGGAAAGCTCGTGCCGGTAACTGAAGCGCCGTTTGATTCGAACGGCAACATGGTGAGCTACCCGCTGCAGGATTGGCGGGAGAACGAGTTCGGTCGTCACGAGCGCTTCTCGAAGCCTCTGGTGCATGTGGAGCCGTTCTACGCCGAGATGCGGATCGTGGACATCGAGCGCGGCCAGTCGGCAGCGCGAATGGTGTTGCAGGACACCTTCACCGAGAAGACGTATCCGCTGTTCCTGTCCGATCTCCTGCCGATGCTGCAGGAACCACAGGACGGGCTCACTGAGTTCCGTGTGCGTGGCACGTGGGCAGTGTCGAAGCGTGGTCAGAACTACGGCATCAAGCGGATCGAGCCCAGCCCAGCCACTGAGTGGAGCACCCACATGCGGTCACTCTTGGGTAAGCAGGTAAGGGTGGTCTTGAACCCGACGGATCCAGCGGCCATCGCGGTGGGCAAGCTGCTCAGCTTCACCACTGACGGCGAGGTCGTTGTGCAGGATGACGGCGGGATCCCGCACTACTGCTGGCCGAACCTCGAAACGGTGGCCATCCCATGAGCCTCGGCGGGACGGAAGAGGAGTGGGCGGCAGTACGACGCGAGGTCGCCGCCAGCCCACCCCTCAATGACCGTCAGATCAACCGGATCTCAGTCATTGCTGGGATCATGCCAGTGGATCTTGATGGCGTGACCCAGGGGCAATTTGGCCGCAGAGCGACCCGTCTGCCCGACATGCTGGATCACGATCTTGTCGCATAGCGACTCGATGATCGCCCGCTTACGCTCCAGATCCAGCCCCAGCCAAACCTTTTCAAGATCGTCATGACCAAGCAGCCCGTCGAACACGCGAGACCGTGTGAGGCGGGCTAGTTTGGCATCGATCTCTTCCAGCTTGGCGTTCACGCGGTCGGTGGCGTCCTTCACCTGGGCCGGTGTGAGGGTGCCGTCGGCCAGGGCCTCACCGAAGGATGCCTTGCGTGCCCGCAGCGCCTCAGCCTCAGCATGCAGACCCTTAGCCTGCTCCGCGTCGACCTGGGTGCCGACAATCCACTTGCGCTGCTCCAGCTTCGCCACCATGGACATCTCGACGTACTTGTCGACCTTCTTACGCACACGGGTAACACCGTGCTTGCAGACCTCGTAGCGCTTGCACTTGTAGATGGGCTCACCGTTGGAGTTCTTCCCGGCTGCCATCTTGTTGCCGCAGGCACCGCAGCGCACGATCCCTGAGAGCAGCGTTGAGCGGACCCGTGGACCCTTCTGGCCGGTGTTCTTCTGGTCGAGCACCGCACAGGCTGCCTCCCAGGTTTCCCGGTCAACGATGGGCTCCCAGGTGCCCTCACCGACGATCTCGTCCCTGAAGGTCAGCAGGCCTGCATTGCGGGGGCTCCGCAGGATCTTGCCGACGACTGACCCGACGAACGCGTTGCCACGGGTGGTGCGCAGACCGGCGTCCGACCACTTCTTCGCGATGGAGTACAGGGTGCAGCCAGCCAGCACGTCGGCGTACCCCTCACGGATCGCAGCGGCCTCCTCAGGCACGATCTGCGGGTCTCTGGGGTCGTGGGTCCATCCGAACGCGGGAGCGCCCAGGCGACGGCCACTGTCAGCGATTTGCTCGTAGGCTCGCATCTGCCGCGCCGTCCTTACCTCGCCCTCGTTCTCCGAGACAGCGGCAAGGATCTTCGCTGTCATCCGACCGGCGTCGGTGGTGAGATCGATCAGGCCAGTCTGGCAGGTCTCGATGGGGATTCGCTTACCTGTCTTATTAACACCCTGGATCAGATCGATCAGGGGGAGCAGATCCTTCATCTTTCGGTACAGCCGGTCGCTGCGCCACGTGATGATGCTGTCGATCCGGCCATCGCGGATGTCGTCGCTCAGCGCATCGAAGCCCTCGCGCTTGACGTTCTCCTTGGTGGCGCTGCGGTCGTTGTCGATGTACTCGACAGGCACCCAGCCCAGACGCTCAGCCAGGGCCAGGCAGTCCTCCCGCTGGCGGTCGATGCCCAGCTCTTTGTCGGTGGACATGCGCAGGTAGACACCCACCCGCAGGGCCTCCTGCTGCGGGGTGTCGAGGTGTCGCTCGAGGGTTGCTGTCATAGGTGCCATCTTAGCAGGTTGGAGCTTGTATTTGAAGGGCACCGAAACAATATAGGAAGCCGAACTAACTAATTTTTGGCAAATAAAAAAGGGCCGGATGCAGCCCCTCGACTGCACCCGACCCCCTCTCTTTTACTGACCCATCATCCTCAGGGCCTCGAGTTGACACTCGGTGGTCCCGAAGCCCTCCATCGGCCAGCCCTTGATGTACCACTCGCCGTTGCGGCGGCGTTCGTAGTGGGACACCCGGCCCGACGGCTGGAAGTGGATCTCCATCTGGTGGTGGTAGCCGTTGACATCCGGCTCTGGACGCTCCCAGACGATCTCACGCGTGTCCTTGGTGGTGCCGGTGTCGAACACCAGCTCCCAGCCCTTCACCAAGGCGTGCTCGCACACCAGGTCTGCGACTGTGTACTGGTTGCTCATGCGACCCTTCCTAGAACCTTGACGCGGCGTGCGTCTGACATGTGCCACGAACCGCACTGGCAGCGGTAGGGGGCGATGGCGCTCGACGTAGCACCCTGGCTGCGGTGAGCGTTGATCCGTGCCGCCGCGTAGTTGGCGTCGGCCTCGGTGTGGTACGGGATCTTGTACGCGTCGGGGCAGTTGTCCCGCTGGTGTGAGTACACATGCCGGGGCATGTCCACCTGCGGGCACTTCAGCAGTGCGAGCGCCATTACCGACCACCTCGCACATGCACCCCGAGAGCTGCGCGCAGACCGCTTAGCTGCTCAGGATCCAGTGAGACACAGGAGACGACCAGCGGCACACCCTCAGCCCGCTGGATGGTCTCCAACACCAGGTTTGGGCCAGCCTCGTACACGTTCAGGGTGTCCCCGAAAATGTCGGTCCACGTCCACGCGGGGGCGGTCATGCGCCGACCTCCATCGGAACCAGCTTCGGCTTCACAACCTTCTTCGGAGCACGCTTCTTCGCCGGGGTGCGGACAGCGGTGGTGCGCCGCGACCGCGTGCCGACAGTGAGCGCCAGCAGTGCGATGGTCGAGAACGCCACCGCCAGATCCACCACGAGCGGCCAGATCCAGGCCACCCAGATGCTCATGCCCCCCTGAGTGGAGGCCAGCTGGACGAGAGACACGAAGGAAAGCACCAGAGAGCCAAATGCGAGCACTCCCATGACAATCAGCGTCACCTTGAAGTACCAGCCGACGATCTGAGTGCGTACCAGCAAGCTCATCCCATGTGTGGCCAGACCCGCGAACACGGGCGGCACGATGGACATCGTCGCGGCAACCCACGGGATCGCGGTGGGATTGTCACTGAACAGAGCGTGTGCCATGTTGCCCACGATGGACACAAGGCTGGCTCCGATCAGCCACCTCCAGTAGAAGGTGACTGCCTCCTGCTTGTACTGCGCGAGTGTGGTTGCCACTCTGGTGCTTCCCTTCTGTTAGTCGACCTGCCGTTACAGGTCGAGCGTCTTGGTGGAGATGTGCGGCAGCTCATCGAGAACACGCGGGGGGTTCTTGATGCCCTTCGCGAGGCGCATCGGCTCGTTGTTGCAGAACTTGTTGAAAGCCGTTGCGTAGATGTAGTACTCACCCATCAGGGCCGTGGACTGTCCACCACCGTTGGGGCGACTCAGCGGCTGCCCGTTCAACATGCGACGGTGCAGCGACTGCAGAACCGAGATCCGTTCGGGCGAAAGGGTCGCCAGCTTCTCGGCGTCCATCAGCGAGCCCTGCGCAGCGCCCATGAAGAACTCCCGCACCGTGTCGGCGTCAGCTCCGTTGCGCGTCATGTGGATGGCCAGCGCCGCCACAGGGGAGGGCGAGACACCACGCAGCCGTGACCGGTACTGCGTCGGGATCTGCGGGGACTCCTGGGCCACACGGTGACCCCACGCCGCCCACTGCGTCAGCTCCTCGGCGTGAGCTTCGACGTAGTCAGCGATGGTTGCGCGGCCACCACTGGCGACCGGCTCCAGGGCCAGGGTGTGCTGAGCCAGAATCGTTGCGGTGCCGATCACCACGTTGTGATGGATCACGCTGAGGCCCCGCATGCGCAGGATGTCGATCACCGACCGGGGGCGACCCTGATCGATGCTCGAGACCACATCCTCATCGAGCCCGAACACCACGAGCATGGGCACGGTGGCGTCGGCTTCGATCACCGCGTTGAGGCGGTGCTGACCGTCGAGCAGCGTGCCTTCCTTCGAGATGCGGATCGTGTCGCCGTTGTACTGGAAGCGGCCCGCCTGGATGGCGCTGGACAACATCTGAACGTGCTTGGTGTTCAGCGGGCGGTTGCCCTTGTTGCCTTCGAGCCACGCGGAGGCGAGCGCCGGGTTCACGTCAACACGGCTGGCGTTGGGCACGGTGGGGGCGTCGAGGATTGCGGTCATTTCTTTCCCTTTTCTTTCGTGATGTTGACCAGCGTCTTGCTGGTCCTGTGAACCGTCTTGACCCGCCACGGGTAGACGGCTACGAACTTCTCGCCCTGGCCATCGAGACGGCCTCCGACGAATGTGAGGACGGTCGGCCTGCCCTCGTGGATGGACTTCTCCGCGTACTGGAAGCGGTACCGGCCACGCTTGCCCTCGAGGCTTACCTCGGTGCCAGGCACCAGGTTTGAGCGTCCAGGGATGTGGAACTCGGAGAGCTTCCGGTCATCCGCTGGCGGTGCGACCCGCTTCTTGATGTTCACGGCTTGATGGTGAGCGCCGCCGCGATGGCTTCGGCGAGATCACCCCGGTTGATGGCGTCGAGTACCCGCTGGATCGCCCTGAAGTTGTGCAGCAGGACGGAAACCTGCCGGTTGGCCTGCAGGTGTGAGTCCAACAGCTGGTTCTCGAAGTCGCTCAGCTCGCTGCCGTGCGTGTCCTTGATGTGCTGCAGCGTTGAGGTGCTGATCACTCTGTGCTTTCCCCTTCTTGTTGGTGGTAAGGAAATACTTGCGCCTTCCTGTAATCACAGGTCAGGGCACAAAAAAGCCCCCCGACCGAAGTCGAGGGGCTCCCGTGTGTGTATTCAGTTGTCGGGTGGTGTGAACGGTGGTGCCATCGGCGTATCCAGATAGCTGATCCAGGCCTCGCAGAAGCGAATCACCTTCTGGCGCTTCTGCTCTGGGGTTCGCTTCATGCAGTGGCTGCACATCCGGTATCCGCTTGCCTTTACATCCTCCCGGTCTACACCGGCCAGCTCGGGGCGAGCTGACACCAGCGTGTGCAGGCCGATGGTTCGACAGAAGATGGTGGTGTGTACCGAACCACTGGCCACCTGGAAGTAGCAGTCGAACAGACCGTCACTGAGGTAGCTCCGCATGGCGTATCGAACCTGGGATGCCAACCCCTTGCCCTCTAGATCCATCAGGTGGACCTGGTCCCACATCTCATAGGATGCGATGCGATCTCGCCGCCTGCGGAATGCTCGAATCTCGTTGAAGAGGTTTGCGTATTCCAGTGTCGCCTCGGCCATATGCTCTTTGCTGAGAGCATCGTTCCAGCCAGGCACTGCTTTTAACCAACCTTCCACCAAGGTGCTCCGCGTAAGGATTACGGGGGTTGATTTTACTTGCATTCTCTATCTATTCCCTTCGATGGGTTCGTGAGGCCCACCCTTGCGTGAGGCAAGTGGATTTGCTGAACACAGCAGAAAGCTGCCGGATCAAATGCGACCCGGCAGCTTTCCTCCCTGCTCAGTTAGGTGACGGTGACCGTCTGGCTGTTGTACCCCATGGTGTGGAGCTGCATGTCGACGTTGCCCTGGATGTTGTTGCGGGCGAACTCGATGAAGTCGGCGCGGATTTTATCAGTGCCGTCAATATCGAAGTCATCGCCCCATGCATCCAAGTCCAGGCCGGTGATCTTGACGGTGAACACGAACCCCTCGCCGCCATCGTTGTGGCAGATATGTTCGTTGCCACAGTGGGCGCACTTGGTCCTCGCCATCGTTTACTCTCCGACCACTTCGTTGATGTTGACGAACCCCACGATGCCCCCACCGGGGGTCAGGCACGCTGCGGACAGCGTGAACGGCGTGCCGGTGCCGTAGCTCTGGACCACGTTGGCCATGTTGAGGATCTTCTCGCCAGTGATCTCCCGCATTTGGCGGTTGGTGATGGAGAGAGCTTCGTCGTAGTCAGCCAGGCGGTCGGTTACCCGCGTGGCATTCCCGATCTTGGTGACGCACACCATCTCGATGTCGTACATCAGCGCACCCTCCCGGCTGCCATGGAGCTGGCGACGATGTCGAGCACTTCGTCCCACGACAGACCCGACTCGGTGTTGCGCCGTGCGGCCTCGGCCTTGGCATCGAGCACGTCGGGGTAGCCACCCTCAAGGGTCCGATAACCCGGCTCGTTCTCCGTGATCACTGCGACCACGTAGCCGCCAGCGGTGCTGTCGTAGAACGACTCATTCGCGTAGCAGCAGACTCGGTTGCTCATAGCTGGTTGTTCCCTTCTCCGTGTTTGTGTGATACTGGGGGAGGAGACCAGCCCTAGCTGCGTGAACAACTAGGACTGGCCCTCACGGACTACCTACGGTAGTGGTTGACCAACTGAACGGTCGCCCACAGCGAAGGTGGTACCGCGAGGATCAGGGCGATGGTTTGCCATGCTGACATCGTCCTGTCTCCTCCCTCTTCTCGCCACCATGGACTGTCCGTGGTGGCACTCTGCGTGAACAGAGCAGAAAACCACCAGACCCCGTGGCCTGGTGGCTTTCCTCCGTGTTCAGCGGTAGACCCAGATGCGCTGCTTACGGCGCTTACGTGGCCGCTCAGGACCATGCACCGGCCCGATCTGGGATAACTCATACAGGCACGCGGAGCACTCGTGATGCAGCTCCGAATCTGGCCCGTAGAAGTGGTGGTAGACGGTGTTGACTCCCGCGAGTGTGGCTGTCACTGCAGCTTCTCGACCTTGTCGTCACACCGCTTGCAGATCGGCACCTGTCCCAGTATTGGGTGGTCACGCAACCCGTTGGCGTGGTTCCCACACCTGGCGAACCACTGGCACAGCGCCGCGTAGTTGGGATCGTCCTCGTGGCCGACGGGGTAGACCCGTGCAGCCGTATCTAATCCCGCCACTACTTCGCCTCCTTCTGTAGGTGGTCGGCCAGCGCCCGCACAGCCTCCCGCATCGTGTCGTACACGTCACCGAACGCGTGGTCGTCCTTCTCGTTGTCCCACACGTTCCACAACCGCTCGGAGTGTTCCTGACCACCGGGGCACTGGTAGCCCTCCTTGTAGCCTGTACGCACCGGGTGAGGGCCATCGCACCAGGTGATTGCGTTGGCGTCCTCGCTGACCGTGTAGCGGCCATCTTCGGTGTGCCACATGTTGTCTCGGCGCACCAGCGGAACACCTTGGAACACTCGCCGCATCACAGATCCTTGTTGGCGTTCCACACGTCGCACACAGCCTGGGCATAGCTGGCCCCAGCCTCACATGCGCCGTCGACCTGATCACGCTGGTCCTCGGTCAACTGACCGTTGACGACAGCCCGCAGGATCTCGTTCTCATGCTCCAGCTGCCTGGTCCGGTCGAACTTCTCCCGGCCCCAGACATCCCGCATGATCTCCATCTCTTCAGGATCGTGGGGGTCGAAGTCGATTCCGGCCACCCAGCCATCTCCCTGGACGTATCCGTCCTCAGTCATAGGCATTGGTTCGATTCCCTTCTCGTGTGTGCTGCTGAATACAGCAGAGCGACAACAGTTTTCACTGCTGGCGCTCCTCCCTACTCAGTCGCCTTGTTCCCGTACCGCCTCAGACTCACTGAGGTTACCGGGTAGCCCTGACGTTTGAACTCATGTTGCACAGCCTCGAGGGCTGTCTGTCTCACGTCGTCACGTGCGCCTCTACGGCCAACGATGCCGAACCGCTCTGCGTAGAGGTCTACGTCAACCTCAACCACGAGATTGACCGATACCTCAGCCATCAGCCCCGCTTGAGCAGGGCCTGAAAGCCAGCGACCAGGAGTGCCAGCAACACGGCCATGGCCCACATGCCACCGCTCACGCGTAAACCTCCTCAGGTCGGGACGCGATGGTGCGGGCCAGCCCTGAGAGCACGTGCGGATCCATGTAGGTGCGATGGGCGAGTACGGCAGCCTCGCGGCCAGCTTCGTACCCGCGATTGCACGCGGCCACCTCGAACCCGTCTTCCTGGTAGTGGACGGATCCGGCCCAGCCCTCAGGCCACAAGATCGCCGTCTCCCAGTAGTCCATCGATCCACCGAAGTACTTGGTGGACACGACGACATCACCGACACCCTCGAGCGTCACTGTGTCCTTGAACCACACGGGTAGCACGATGATGGACACAGGCACAACGACGCCACCGACCCTGGACGCGTCCCACAGTCGCTCAGTGAGCTTGTGGATCGTGTCCACGATGCCGGGAATGAGCCGGTCATCATCGATGGCATCAGCGAGCATGCCTGGCACATCGGCCAATTCGTCTGCGATGTCGTAGACATCCCAGCGCTGGACATTCTTGGTGTTCTCCATGTTCTCTTTCCCTTCTTCGTGTTGGTGTCCGTTCGGCCACCAAGAAAGGGCACCACAGTCGCCTGTGATGCCCTCCCCAAGCTGCCGACCAGCTTTGTTACGCCGGAACCAATTCCGGCATCTCCAGCACCTGAGACAGTGCCGACAGGGTCGCCCCGTCCGACGCTGCGAAGTCGCCTCGGATGGCACGGTCGTACACGCGCTCCAGGCGCGAGGTACCACGCACAGCCTTGCCGTGGTGCTCGTAGGTGCTCACCGCCTGCAGCACCCCGAACGCGGTGCCGTCGAACGGTGCCGACATCGGGTCAGTGGTGAAGTAGTGATCCAGCTGCTCCCGACGGTTCTCGGTCTTGGTGACCTTGGCCTTCGAGCTGTCAGCCGGGGCAGGCGGCTCGATGATGTCCATCACCTTGAGCTGCTGCTTACGACTCACCGGGATCGATGCCAAGAACCGCGTGAAGTCCTGCATGTCATGCGCGGACTTGTCCAGGATGGACAGAGCCTCACGCACACCAGCCAGATGCACGCTGTTCATGCTGTTCACGGTGTGCTTGACCTTGTACTGACGACCGGACGCCTTGGCTTGAGCCTGGATGCCCTGAAACATGTTGTCGCAGATCAGCAGACGGTTGAACGCGGAGTACGTCGTCGCGATGGAACCGTCCAGGGAGGTCTGCGCCAACAGGAAGGGCCAGAACTCGAGCCCGGTCTTGTCGTCGTGCATGGTCTCGTCCAGGCCGATCTCGACAGCCGCCTGTGCGCCGTTCTTGAGCGTCAGTGCGGAGAGAATCGAGAGTCGGTCCTGAAGGATGTTGCTCACGTTGCGGATCAGCCACTCTTTGTAATCGTGGATGCGGTAACCCTTGCCGTGACGGCCCAATTCGGTGTAGTCGTCAGACCGCACGATGCCCTGGGCACCCTCGGTGATGACATACCGGGCCGGTCGCCCGTCGGGCAGGATGATCACGCCGGGGTCGCCGATTTCATCGACGCCAACCGGGATGAAGTTGCCCGTGGGGACACTCATGGCGTGCCAGTCGAACAGCTGCCGTTCCACCTCAGCGACCGGAATCGGTCCCTCGTAGGTGGGGAGCGTGCCGTCAGTCTGGCCGATCCAGCGATCCCGCTTGGCGGTGTTGCCGATCAGAGCGTGAGCGACGTTGTTTCCCATGATGTTTTCCCTTCTCCGTGTGTTACCCGTACGTGTAACGGGCATCTGTACTGAGTACAGCAGGCACCACACAGTGATTACAGGAAGCTCTGTGTGGTCCCCTCCCTACTCAGATGTAGGCCTTACCGTCGGGAGCGAGGTCGACAAGATCAGCCGATTCCACGGGCGCACCCGTGTAACCCAGCGTGAAAGTGCCTGCAGCGTAAGGGTTGTAACGAGCCTGAGTGCCCGGTAGAACATCCTTGATACGCGGGTCATCGATATGCACCATGGTGCCAACGACGCCCGCGTGGACGTTCTTACGGCGCTCACGGATAACCCGCTGACGCCCACCCTCCCGAACAGTGAACTTGGCATCGATCAACACCACGCCGTCAGCGTGGCCGATCACCTTGCCTTTGTTCTCACCCTCCCGTGCCACGAGAGACCACAGGTCACGGTGCAGATTGCGGTACGCAAACACCTTCTGGCCTGGATCAATGTTGCGACCCTGGTAAGAGTGAATTTCATAAGCCATTGTTCTAATCCCTTCTCCGTGTGAATGGTGCTGAGAACACCAGCAGGACAACAGATCTCGAGACCTGTTGCCCTGAGTCACCCTCAGTTCCTACAGCTCACCTCCACGGCGCAGCTGCTGACGCACGGCACGACGGTCGGCACGCTTGAGTTGACGGCGACCACCGAGACGGCGCTCACCATGTACCCCCAGCATTGGACCGTGATTCGAAACGACCATATGAATTCCCTTCTCCGTGTGTATTTTTCAGCTGCCTACAGACAGCAGAGAGCCCCCAGACCCGTAGACCTGGGGGCTCTCCTCCGTGTGTAGTTCTAGTTGTTCGGGTCTCCGAACCATGCCCGGTAGTCGTGCTGACCGCGCAGATCCACGCGCTTCATGAGTCCTGGTCCCGCCGCAGTATGCAGCGGCCACGAGGCCTGCAGGCCATTGTCCTGCCAGAACGTCGTCAGCTGTGAACCATTGCGGACGTACACATCCCGACGTGTGTTGCTGGTGTTGGGGTCGAACTGCCACCCCGCATACTCAGCCTCACGTCGAACATTGTTCCGTGACTGGTAGTTCACTTCGATGCCTTACGGATCGATGCCACCACAGCGCGGCGACGTGCATGGATGCCTGCCTTGGCAATCGAAACGCCAGACTTACGCATGTACATGTGAATTCCCTTCTCCGTGTGTTGTGGTCTGAATTGACCAGGGCAGACACTGACCATAGCCAGTGCATGCCCCTACCGATTCAGCTATGGGCAACAATCCTGTACTCCGTGGTGAGGTGCTCACCGGAGCGTGACAGCACCGCGTACAACACGGTGCCATCCTCGCTGAGACTGGTAGACCAGCCGCCGTCGTCATACGTCCATGCGATATGACGCAACTGCCTACCGGCATCATCGCGGGTCAGTAGCGGGTACGGCGTAACAGTCTCACCGGTCGCCCGCTTGTGCGTGATGTCATAGAGCATTGTGTTTCCCTTCTCCGTGTGAGGTCTGAATAGACCAGAAGGCACACCTATTGCTAGGTGTGCCCCCCTACCGATTCAGGCCACCGGCTGGAATTTCCGCGCCGATACTCCGTGAACTTCAATGCTGATAGACGCGCTGCGCCCATTGCCATTGCCGCCGCACTGCATGCAGGTGATGCACTGCACCGTTTCCCGCACAGCTGCAGGGCAATCGACCAGACCCTCAGGCTTAGGTGCCCCCAATGGACGGGGGACAAAACCGCGCCAGCCAGCCTTGCGGGCATCACGGTAATCCTGGACGGAATCACACGACGCCATGCACAGCTGGGAGAAACGCGGGTCAGCCTTACGCCACTGGTGTGTGTAACCCGTGACCCCGTCCGACGCGTCAGCAATTGCTTGCCACATATCGAACGGTGCCGCTACCGGGTCACCGTATGCACCAATGCGCAGCTTGCGACCGGCGAACACAGACAGATCCAGCGGGCGTGCATTGCCACGTTCCCATGCACGCCACACAGCTGTGGGAGTACGGGGGTTGACGTAGCAGACACCATTGCCACCGGACGCCACGCTACGAAAAGGGCAATCACCGCACACGGCGGTGTCCTGCCCTTCATAGATTGCGACATTCGGCGGCATATCTGCCCGCAGAATCCACGTCTGCACCATGTTGCCCGTTTTGCGGTTTTTCGACTTGAATGACGCCAACACCACAATTGGAGTGACCCCGTCGACCATCGAAACACCCTGCCAAACGAGCATGGTTTGGTACTGAGACATTGTTTTCCCTTCTCCGTGTGTAGTGCTGAAGACAGCAAAAAACCCTCAGACCGTGTGGCCTAAGGGTTCTTCTCCGTGTTCAGAACGCGTTACAAATTCCAGGGTTCCGTGGTGAATTCCGAGAGTCTCGGATTCTTACCCCGTCGGGCGTAGTCAGCCTGATTCACCAGTAGTTGCACTTGCTCCGTGCGACCGGCGAACAACACGCCCACCTTGCCCTCAGGCACACCATCCTGCCCGGCACCCCATGCTGCGATGACAAACATCTCACCGGCATCGAGAGCCGATTCGATAGCGTCAGCCTCAGCCTGATCAGCCTTAGCAGGTGCCTCACATACGTCATGGATGTGCTTGCCGCCACGTGACGCATAGCAAGTGCTGCATAGCGCCGGTGCAGGGCAGTAGGGGAGACGTTGCCGCACATTGCAACGGAGCGTGTGGTCCAACACTGTGTGTGGACACTTACGCCGTGCAACACGGACACCGTCAGCGGACGTTTTGCCGCAACCATCACAGGCCAGTCGACCCGCGTAGTCATAGCTATATCCCATTGTTCCGTTCCCTTCTCCGTGTGTGCTGCATTGAAGACAGCAAAGGGCACCTAGACCGTGTGGCCTAGGTGCCCTTCTCCGTGTTCAGTACGTGTTAGTACCCGTTGATACGTTCACTCCAAGTCTTGAATTCCGCCGTCGCCGCGTGGTTGGCCTCACGTTCGGCAGCTGGCGCGTCACCGCGTCGATGCTTGACCCCGTCAGCCATGAGAGCAGCACCGTGTGAGCCGACAACATAGACAGCCCACCGATACGTGTCCTTATGCACGCCGTGACCCTGAGTCGAGTACGGCAGCACCGTTGCGTAGACATCACCCCGGCGCAGAATCTCGCCCGGTTGTTCAATCGTCATGGTGGCATCCCTTCTCCGTGTGTGTGCTGCTAGACACAGCAGGAAGCACACACAGTGTGTGTGCAACCCTCCCTGTCTAGTTGCTGGCAACCGACTGGCCTAGCCAGTCCGGTACGCGCTTGCCCTGCCAGACGATATGCAGTGCCTCACGAGAGTCACGCCCGTACTCAGTGCTGCCGGGTACCCGGTACACAATGCGCTTCTCAGTGTTGGCGGCAGTACGTCGAGCGGTGTCGCGCAATGCCACGGACGCGTCTCGTATGTCCTGCCACGTTGAACCGTCATACCAACTGTCTAGGACAGTCGAATACGTCTGGATCATGTAGGGGAATGCAAAACCGTCTGCCATTGTCGTATCCCTTCTCCGTGTGTTGTGTGCGACTAGGCACAGCAGGGAATACATAGACGCGCTATGTATCCCCCTCCCTGTCTAGTTGCCCCGAACTACCGGGAACATGTAAACCGCGCCGATAGTGCCAGCCGCTACGACCAGCACCGCCAACCACGGCGATACCACAGCTGCATATGCGCCGATATTCATCGCGACGATGAATAGGGCAACGGTGACGATGAGAGCCAGCAATTTACGCATGCCGACCCCCTAGACCGTCTCGAGAGCGTCAGCATTGCCAATTTCGACCTGCCCGCAGCTCTCGCAATCCCAGTACCCGACACGCGGTGCCGTACCAGCGTCGACAAGCATGCCGACACTCTCGACAAACGCCGTGATACGCGGGTAATCGGCATCATCATCATCGAACGCTGAGTAGTCATCGTTGAGGATGGCAGTCTTGCAGCTGCGGCAGACGTGAAAAACAGTAGCCATGATGGTTTTCCCTTCTCCGTGTGAGAGAAAGTGCAGGTCACACGACCAGCACCCTTCAAGACACATAGACTCGCTATGTATCCAAAAGGGTGCCCTTAGGGAGAGATGATTGACATCAAGTCTCACTAAGGACACCCCCACACTTGGAATAGGAGAAAAGAGAGATTGACCCGACAGACAACACACGCCATGCCGACGCCCCATAGCCTCTCGTAGGCGTAGCTAATCGGTTAACCCGTGTTGTGTCCCTTGCCCTAGTTGCTCTGGTAGATGGCCATTGCCTGCCACCGTGCCCAAATACGGCACTGTTTCCCACTACGACGGCTTTCACGTCGGGGTATTTGACCAGAGAAGATGAGTTGTCAGCCGTTTGCAGTGCGCAAAAAACATGCACCGCCGGTACTGACTCCCACTAAGGGGGTCCGGTGAGCCCACTTCTAGCCACGCCCGAAAAACATGGACGGAGCCTTACCTCGCTCACCACACTATTGAGTTCTCAAGCAACCTTTAAGGACCGATCCGTGCGCATTCGACGGCAGTCCCGCACGCCCGACCGGGCCATGCGATTAACGGGTAAATCTCCTTTCAGAGGACAGTGTTATGTAGGACCGGTGAGGCCCTCTTTCGAGGAACTCGCTGGCCGAACAAGAACGAAGTTACGCCCTGGTGCCCAGCAACGCAATAGACCCCCCTAGATGTTGGGCACCTAAACGGGTCTAGCGGGTAGGCTGACCTGCATAGATACCCGTATATGTGACGTGCATCACATGGTCGATATTGGGGTCCACAGCAAACACACGATGACCTGGTCAAATGCAGGTTGACCTGGTCAGCATGGGTACTTAGTAGGGTCTAAGCAATATCGGGGTCAGCAAACGTAATTCGGTCCAAATATGGCGCTGACCTGCAACAAAAATAGTTTCAGCTACCTATCTAACTATGTGGTCAGAGGGCAATCCGCGGTAGCGCTCCAGCAACGGCCGGCGATGTCGAATAAGTGCAGGTCAGAGTGGGTTTTAGGCGGATTTCAGCTAACTTTTCGGCGAAAGCCCGTGACTTCCATATGCGTACCCGTGCATAAGTGCAGGTCAGAGCGCTATTGGTTGCATACCTGCAGGTAGATTGATTTTCCTAGGTGACGTACTACGCACGGTAGTAGGAGAATTTGTTTGCTGGCAAACCCGTGTTGGTCTAGACCACATATGGATATGTGCAGGTAGGGACGCTATGCCCTCCCGCAGCTGTACCTAAATGGGTCAGAATTCACCATGTTTCGGTAGGTGCAGCTACTGCATAACGTGCTGGTCAGAGCACTAGCAAACACGTGATTGTGCAGGTGGTTGCATGGGATATGGGGATATGCGTAGGTAAGGCTTACCTAACGCATAGGTGCCCTTAGTCCTCCCAGTGCATGCGTATGTGGGGACACTCGACAGGATGGCCCATTGCTACCCCCTGAGAGCCACGCATAGCCACGCAATGGGTAGGTCTAGGTAGATCGTATGGGTAGCGCTACCCCGATCGCTCACAGAGGCACACAGACCCGATACATACCGATATATCGGTAGTGGATGCACGTGATACACCATGGTTGTCGGGTATGTCAATACCTACTCACCAGTAACATATGCAGTTACTCGCCAGTAACATAGGCCATACTGTTGGGCCAACAGTACTGGTCAGTAACATGCAGGTCGCTGACCTGGGCAAACCATACCCTGTCGACGGGTGGGGGGCACCCCGACCAGCCACGATGGCCGGACACCCCATGCAA